GAGAAGTTCCTTATTAATTTATCAAGCCTAAATAACTATGAAGACACTAACCAAGTATATACAAATACTTCGTTTAGTATAAGTTAAAAAAAATATAAGTCTAACGAAAAAAAAAAAACATGGCTGATATTACAAAAAATGGTATTATTGTTAATCCATCAACAGGATCTGGTGATACCACTTTAAAAGTAAAAGCACAAACTGCAAATAGAGGTAATCGTGTTAAACAAACGGCTACGTTTACTGTAACTGCACCCGGTGTAACTGGATCAAAACAATTTACGGCAAATCATTTACCAGCCGCAGAATTTGTATCATTTGATAATGGTTCTACACAAGCAGTTGATAAAGATGGTGGTAAGATTACTATTACCGGTACGTCAAACTCTTCAATACTTACATTTACAAAGGGTTCTGGAGAAATAATAACAACTGATATTTCTGCTTTATCCTACACTGCAAACGGATCTAGTGCAACAAATGGTGTTGAGATAGATGATGATCCAGGAGCATCTGCTAAATACGCGTTTAGTATTCAATTAGATGCTACAGCAAATGATACAATAGAATCTAGAACACAACAGATAACAGTAAAAGCAGAAAGTACTTCAGTTAGTGCTACTATTACACTTAATCAGACTGCTGGTGATCCTACATTAGAGGTAAGTCCTACTTCAGTAGATGTACCACAAGATGGTAGTGAAGTATCTGTACAAGTTACTACTAATACTACATTTACTGTGGCATAACTTTGCAGTAAATAAATTTAGGCTTTATACGGGTATAAACCCGTATATTGCTTAAATAAAATAATTAAAATTATGAATGATAACAATGAAAATTTAATTACAAAGTTGGAATTATCTGCTGTTGAATCTACATTGGATTTAAGCGATTATAGCAAAGTAGTTATCCCTTGGGATGAAGGTGGTAACATGTATGTTTATATGAAACCTACTGAACATACACAAGAAATTTTCATTGGTTCTGATGAAAATTTAAATGAACAACCTAGGGTAAAAACAATTACATTCCGAACGAATGCTCCAAATGTTACTATAAATAATCAAAAGACAGTAGATTTACAAGTAACTCAGTCTAAAGCTACGTACCAATATAGTTTAATTATCAAAACTGATCCTGAGGATTTTGTATCTTTTCCTGCTAGTGGAAGTACTATAACATTAAAAGCTTATATGGATACATATGTAAATGGTGTATATAAAGATACCAAATTAGTTCCAGCTACATATGAAATCACAAATCAATCTAGTGCTGAAGGATTTTCATTATCAAATTCACAATTATCTGCTGAAAATAGAGGTAACACAGAGGGTGGTCAAAGATCTGTATTTATAAGAGCAACGTATAATTCTGTTGGTGCTACAAGAGAAGTTAGTTATTCTCAAGATGCTAATACTAAGACAATGACAGATGTTACTATTCAAGTTACATCAGCTGGTGCTAGTATTGATAGATTACCTGCCAAAGAATATACTAATATAAATTTTATAAACAGATGCGAATATACTTATTCCTCAGGTAGTACAGAGGTTATAAATATAGGTACAGGAGAGGGTGTAAGCTACGAATATGTTAATCCTAATGATATGTTCTATCCCGATGTTGATTCTTCTGGTGGTACAATAACTATTTATCCTAATAAAACATTTGAAGCAAAAGATGGAAGTGTAAAGATAACACTAACTAATAATATGTCATCAGAACCGTTAAATTTACATCAGTTAGGTTTAGATGGTGTCATAGCAACTTATGATGACGTCTATGCTACTTATGATAATATAAAAGCTGTTCACACTAATTAATAAAAATATGGCAATAACGTATACAGATATAAATGAACTTACTGATTTAGCACCGAATGAAATTAGCAATTCATCGAAGATTCAACTTAATTCAACAAGTTGTGCTACTGTAAGTTCTTTAGCTGAAAAGACTATTATGATTGCTGAAGCTAATGATTTGATTCCCATTCACTTAGATTTACCGGATGATATAATTAATATTAATGAATATTCATCTAGTGCAACAATTTCAAATTGGATAAAGAAAGTAGCTTCTGATTGGAATGATTTTGTTAACAAAATTAACACTGCTACATATATAAGACTCGTTGATTCATCTAAAGCATCAGTATGTGGAGTAGATTATGTTAGTATCTCTAGCTCAGCGTTATATTTATATTTTACTTACTTTAATGTTTTATATGTTAAAGTAATTAATTATTCTAACGGTAATTATACATGTAATGCAAATAATGTTAATTTACAAACTATACCTATAAGGAAATTCCGTTATACAACATCAAACACCATTAATGATGCTGAACCTGGTGATAATTTTTTTGTCAATACTTCATCAGGAACAATTTCAATTGATATTAACACCGCACTATTTAACAATAGTGAAAATGTTAATAATACATATAAATTTTTAGTACCTGCTAATATAACGACAATTAATGTTACTAACAATTCTTCATCTCCAGTATACAAAACACCTTATGCAAAAGAACCATCAGATTTAGGTGGTACACAAGATGATTTTATATTAATAGAAATTACCAAAATATATAAGAGTAGTACAGTAAACATTAGTAATTTAATATATTTAGTAGATGCTAAATTATATACGTTATAAAAATAATTAGTTTATGAGATTTTATATAGTACCAGTAGAAACATTAAAAGAAATTGATCCTGATTGGGAAACAAGAAGAATGAATGTTGATGGAACAGAAGCATTGATACACGATAGTATATTTTTATCTTTGCTTCCACAGCCACTTAATGACGATATTGAAACACAAGAAATACCATACGCATCTTACGATAGTAATAGTGACAAATTTAAAACTTTAATTACTAGTGATGAATGGGTTTCTAGTAAAGAAAACATACAGTAATGAAAATACAAAAATTATCTTGGAAAACTGGTGATGGTAATATAATTGTAAAAATAGATGAAACAAAGGACAGTATAGATAAAATGGTTACATTGAGTTCTGATACTGCACACAATGTATTACGTGGTCAAATAATTATATTACATCCAGAAGATAGTATGAATTGTGTAGGGTATTTAATTATTGTGCAAAAAGACGGTGTAGCATTAAATGTAGTACCAAATCACAAAGAGTTATCGATTGAAGGTTCAACTATAGGCGGTATTAATATAGTAACTGATTCGCCTGTTGTTATTAATAGTTAATAATATGAGAAAATTAAGTAATGCATCCGCTGAAAGTATAGCTATAATAAATGAATCTTTTGCTAATATAGAAAAGAAATTAAAAGAATTAAATAGTGATACTGAAACTTTGGATGAAATAACCAATAATATTACTACTATACAGAATGAATTAACTAGCCTTACTAATACGGTTAGTTTACATACAACCAATATAAGTACGTTAACCAATAAAGTTACTACTTTAGAAGGTAAAGTAAGTTCATTGGAAACTAGAGTTACAGCATTAGAAACGCCTACTGCATAATGAATACTGTTAATATAGAATTAAAAACGATAGCACAGAACGATAAATATACAATAGGTAGATTGTATATAGATGGTAAATATTACTGTGATACTATCGAAGATGCAGTTAGAGATTTACCAAAGAATTGCCCATATACAGTAAAAGGACAATCATGTAAATGCAAAGAAAAGGTATATGCTAAGACTGCAATACCTGCTGGTACATATGAAATTAAAATGACTTATTCTAATAAGTTTAAAAGAGTATTACCTTTACTTATTGATGTTCCTCACTTTATAGGTATACGTATTCATAGAGGTAATACAGAACAAGATTCAGCAGGATGTATTATAGTTGGTGAAAATAAAGTAAAAGGAAAAGTGATTAATTCGACACCGTACGAAATAGATATTGTTAAAAAATTTAACAAATATATTGAAGAAGGTAAAAAAATATTAATTACTATTACTAGAATGTAAAAAAATACAGTATTTATGGCAACATTCAACTCATTAAATACGTTAATAGATGATGTAGCCCTAGAAATAAGAAACGGTGATGTAGTACAAAGTGAAAACCTAAGTAGATTACAAATTGAGCAATGGATTCACTACTACAGAGCAATGCTAATCAAACAGGATATTGACAAAGGTAGGGAAGTAAATCCTAATTATATACAGAATTTAGACGGTTTACGTTTACTTAAAGTTGATTATGGAAAACCAAGTAAACTACCTACTGATAAATACAGACATATAACAGAATTAGAAATACCTAAAACTATAGATTTTCATTTTGGTAATGGTTTATTATCTGTTACTGATATATATGGTAATCCTATTCAATTAATGTCTGAACAGCGAGCTTTATGGCAACCTGATAGGAGATATACTTGTAACGATTATGTTGCTTATTTAAGGGGTAATCATATATATGTTGAAGGACCTAAGTTATTAGAATATATAAACGTGCGTTTAATAGCTGAAGATCCTACTACAATAGCAAATGAAACTAAATCAGATGGTACTAAATGTTATAATGCAGATTTAGCGTATCCTATGCCAGCTAATATGATACCTACACTTAAACAGTTAATATTTGAAAGAGAACTAGGTATAATGGTAAGGATGCCATCAGATACTAAAAATAATAGTTCTAACGATTTAGAAAATATAACTGTTGAACGATGAAAAGTGGAAAGTCATATACTATAGTTGATTTTTATAGATACTACATAGAAGAAGTAAAAACTAATATTAATTATAAAGTAAGTTATAAAGTATATAGAGAAATATTAGAAGAATATTTCAAGTATATAAGAGATGAAATATTAGAAAGAGGTGAAGAAGTAAAATTACCTAGTAGAATTGGTATAATAAGAATAATAAAAACTAGACCTACATATTGGGATGGAAAACATTGTTCTATTGATTTTAAGAAAACCAAAGAATACGGTAAGACAATATTGTATCTAAATGAACACAGTGATGGATGGAAATACAGGTGTCATTGGTTAAAAAAAGAATGTATTATACCAAATAAAACAAAATATCAACTAGTTATGACTAGAGCCAATAAACGTAGATTAGCACAAATAATAAAGAATAAAGAAAGAGATTACATTGAAGGATGGTTTATAATTTAATAAGTTCACGAAGTGTTATTGCTAAAGTTTTGGCTGACTTAAATATTAAAGAGGAATCACTACGCATTTCAGATATGATTGAATGGTGTGGTGAAGCTATTGAGAAAATAGGTGCAGTAACACAATTGATACACAAAACTTCCGGTGAAAACGGAGTACCATACCTTAAGTTAAAAGACTACCAAGCCGCCTTGCCTAGTGATTTACATCATTTGGCTCAGGTGGCTTTTTCATTAAATAATACTAATGAAACAAGTTGGCAACCTATGGTACTTACTACTGGCAGCTTTGGTGTTAAATCTGATGATAAGTTATTTACTTTAGATACGCTTCAATATGCTATTAAACCGGGTTATATAGTTACCAGTAAAAGAGACGGCTATTTAAAGTTATCTTACTACGCTATACCTAGGGATAAAGATGGTTACCCTTTGATACCTGATTTAATATCTTATCAAGAAGCAATATATTGGTATATAACTATGAAGTTAAAATATCCTGACTATATGAATGGCAGGATGAATAGAGAAATTTACTATGATATTAAACGTTCATGGAATTTCTATTGTAAACAAGCATATGCTGAAGCGCTAATGCCTAGTGGGGATACAATGAAAACTATACAAAATGTATGGTTGAGATTGATACCTGAGATAGATTCACATGATACGTACTATTATTATAGTAATAAACAAGAAGAAATATATAATAATAACTAATTATGCATAAGTCATTTAACGGTAACATAGCCACTAACACTTTTACTGGTGGTATGAATACAGATATGGATGAGTCATTAATTAAAGCTGATTCATACAAATATGCTACTAATATACGTGTTATAAAACAAGGTAATGATAATGTTGGTGCATTGCAGTTAATGACTGGTACAAGCTCAGTATCTACTAGTAGTGGTACAGATTTAGCATTACCTTTACCCGTATATGAAGAAAACACTACGTATATTACTGGTGAACATTATATAATTGGTTCTACCACAGTAAGGAACATAGGTGTTATAGTTACTACTAGCATTATAACGACAAACAGTGGTGTAGTAAAGTATAATTACATATACAAAATAGGTTTAGATGATTTATTAAACACTGGTGGTACAGAAAAAGGTTATATAGAAGTATGTCATGGTGATTTTAATATAAATAATTATGAAACCAATAGTAATGCTCTACAATTTGTAACTAGATATGAAGCAGATGACAATATAAAAGTATATTTTACAGACAAAAAGCACGAATTATACTATGTAAATATAGCTAATGAGTCAAAAATATTAGGAGATTATGAAGGTAATCCTATTACTGAATTAACAAAATATAATAACATTTCTTCTAAATCAGTATCGTTTGTACCAAAACCAGAGTTTGTAGGTTATATTACAGGTGATTTGAAAACTGGTTCAATTCAATATGCTGTACAGCTGTATAATAAAAATGGTTCTCAAAGTAATTTATCACCTTTGAGTGATATGATTTACATTAACGTTGATAATACAGATAGTTCTGGATCTAGATATTATGAAGGTAGTAAAACAAACGTTAATTCAGGTAAAGGGATAGAGATAGAGATACCATTACAATCTTATATAAGCGTAAATGCGTACAATTATATACGTGTATATTCTATTTTTTATGAGAATACTACGGATTTACCAGTAGTAAAAATAATAAACGAAAGTAAATTAACTCCATCTACATATCTATCTGAAGAAAGATACACTTATATAAGAATAAAAGATACTGGTTCATTAATTATAAATGAATTAACGTTAGAAGAATTTAATTCGCTATCTGGTATCAGTTTAATACCAAAAACTATTGAACAGAAAGATAACTATCTCTTTGCTGCTAATGTTGTAGATTCTACATGGGATATAGATTTTGATGCTAGAGCATATAGATTTAAATATGTACCAAGTGATACAGGTAATGAAATGAAACTTAAGCTAGCATCTAGCTTAAGTGATGAAATTAACAGATCTATATCTCTTACTGATTTTTTATCTAATAATACAGGTGCTTTATTTGATGATATACCAATAACGCATGATTGTATAAACCCTTATAATTATTGTGATTTGAGTCAGGATTATACAGATGATTATTATGTATATGGTAATTTAAGCGGTTCTGCATTAGATTTTGGTGGTGTAGGTAAAAACGTACGCTATCGTATGATACGTACTAAATTAGCAGCATCGTGTAATATTACTACTAGTACTAGTTCAGATCCTACAGAAGGTAAATTATCTGTATCAGATACTACATATTTTAATTCTCAATATAGTTTATCAGATAGTATAGATATACCATACTACGGTAAATTAAGTGAATATGACAGTACTATAAAGCGTATATCATTAAATAATTACGATATGTTAGCATATCCTACTTTAGATTATTCTAATGATATAATAGCTCAAAAATTACGTAGTTTTCAAAGAGATGAAATATATCGTATAGGTTGTGTATTTTATAATGATAAAGGTGAAAAATCCACAGTAAAATGGATAGGTGATATACGTATGCCATTCGTACATGCACAAACACCTGACGATGATGCTGACTATTCTATAATAGGTCTAAATGATAAAATAAAAGTAGGTACTATAGGTGGTGACGATAGAGTAGTAGAATTGTCTATAATACCGTTAGGATTAGAATTTGAATTTAAAAATGTACCTTCAGGAATAAGTAAAATAGAAATAGTAAGGGCAAAGAGGGATATACAAGATAGAACTATACTTACTCAAGGTTTAATATCTAAAGTATGTAGATATGATGGTAGTGGTACTACTCAATATAAAAACTTGAGACCATTTCCTTGGTTGGCATATCCTACAAAATTCGGTTATTATGCATCATCAGATAGAAATACAAACATCAGCAATCATGTTGTAGATAATTATTTTATATTAGTTACACCAGAGATAGTATTTAATCAGGATACATTTATAGAATCTATCAAAAATTATTCGCTTACCATGAATATAGCATCTGCTGCAACTTCATACTACGGTTTGGATAGTAGTGCGGTAAGGGTAATGAAACAAGGTAACAATGGTAATGGCAGAGATTTAAATGCTGGTTTAACGATTTTAAATAATGATTTAGTATGTTTACGTGGTTCTGATAGTTTAGTTAATAGTTCAGTATCATCATATTACGAAGATGCGTTAGTAGCGAAATATTACGATTATGAACCTACAATAGATATAACAGTTGGTGATTCTGCCAGTATTCAGTATTATAAAAATGTATACAATATTAAAGCTGCTATTAACGATATAGTACTACCTACCAATATGAATCAGACTGAATTTTTAGGTAAGACTGATTCTAGTGAACTAATGAATTATTTATCTACGATTATTGGTGGTGATACATATGTAAATTATTATGACACTTATTTTGGTACTGGGTCTATGGATTCAGCAAAAAGCGGTCCATTTGGTGTATGTGCTTTATTTAATTCCGATGATTTACATGATCAGATATACGGTATATGGGGTTCATACAAAAGTGAACTTAGTGGTGATAATGCTAGGAGAAGTTTATCTGTTGCAAGTACCTTTTTAGTAAATATAAAAAGATCCGGTTCAGTATATGGTGGTGAAACTTATAGTTCCAGAGTAAATACCGAATATGTTAGTACCGGTTGGTTTGTAGGTTGGAATGTAAACGGTGGTGTTACAGCTCCTGTATTTGGCGGAGATACTTTTATAAATATATTTGAGCATATTACTGCTTATCAAGGACTATGGAATGCTGACGCTAATGCTAAAGCACAACGTATGTCTACGATAAGTTATATACCTGTGGAATCATCAATAAATACTAATTTGAGAGTACCACCAACGTATAATGAAACGCAGGAGAAATACTTACAGTTATATGCTGGCAATTATAGTTCTAATGTAACTTATTCTCAGAATGAGGATATGTATCAGTATAATACAGCATATTCAGCTAATCCTACTGCACAAATATTTACAGCAGATAGAGATGAAGATGATGATAATAAAACGTTTGATAGTAGGATATATGTGAGTCAACCTAAAACAAACGACGAAGAAAATGATAGTTGGTTAATGTTCAAACCATTAGATTATATAGACGTCGATACTACTTATGGTAGTATAAATAAACTTAAAAACTTTAGGAATAGATTATTTTATTTTCAAGATAAAGCATTTGGTATAGTAAGTACTAATGAAAGATCTTTGATACAAGATAATAATCCTGGTGAACTTGTATTAGGTACAGGAACATTACTTGGTAGATTTGATTATATAAGTGAACTATATGGTATAGATATACAAGCAGTAAATACTATGATAAATAGTGATAATGCTTTATATTGGTACAATTCTCTTAACAAGGAAATATATTCCTATAATGGTAATTTCACTATATTGTCTAAAGTTAAAAACATTAATACTTTACTGGAATCTATATCACATCCTGTGTCGTTAAATGCTTTGTATGATAAAAAATATAATGAAACAGTATTTAATATAAGCGATGAAGAAAAGAATCCTGTATTTAGCGAATATATACAAGCATTTAGTACAGTTACAGGATTTAATTTTGAATGGAAATTAGACTTTAAAGATTACATATTCGTAAGTAATGAAAACTATACTGGCAAATTACATAAATACAATGCCAATACTATACCTGAATTCTTTGATAACATATATTACGGTAGTTTGCAATATGTAGTTAATGAAAATTTTAGTAATACTAAAGTATTTGATAATATTACTCTTACTGGTAATGGTGATTGTAAATTTAATAATATACTGTGTGAAACTTTAACTCAATCATCAGGTACAATAGATAACCCTACTGTTAGTTTAAGGGAAAGTTCATATAATTTAAATGTACCTAGGAGTAACAATAAAACTAAATTTGCAGATAGATTACGTGGGAAATACTTAAAAGTATTATTTGGTTTAAAAAATGACGGTAATATATCTATACCGTATATAAATACGTCATACAGATATTCACATCTATAATATGAAGAAAAAAAATATAAAACGGAAGTTACCAAAATATGCACCAGGTACTGCAAGTACAAATAGTGGTAATCCAAATATAACTGGTACTGTTGCAGGTTATTTAGGTAATGTTATTACTGACTTAGCATCTTCAATGAATATGACTACTGGTCATGAACAAGATGCAGAAAGGATACGAAATTCAATAAACTATAATACATCAGTAAACAGTGGTAACGATTATTTAAATCAATTACGTGAAGCAAACGTAATGAACACTTATCAACCTGCATATATAGACCGTAGTGGTACAGGCTACGATACAGCTGGTGCGATAGGTAATGTTGGCGGTGGTGCAGCCGCTGGAGCTGCCGCAGGTAGTGTTATACCTGGTATAGGTACTGCAATAGGTGCGGCTGTAGGTGGTTTAGTAGGTGGTATCAAATCGTTATTTAATCGTCGTAAAGTACGTAAACGTAGAGCTGAAGTACGTGCAGCAGAACAAGCTGAAGCAGAACGTAGGGCTGAAGCAGAAAGACAAGCAGACGTAAACATGTTGAATGTACAAAATCAAATGTTACGTGATCAATATGAAGCAGATAATGCAGACAATATTCAAATAGCTAACACATACGCTAAAGGTGGTGTTGTAATGCAACCTAACGCTATAGTTGATCATAATGAAGTAATACGTACGCCAGATGGCACCATAGACACTGTTACAGAGGGTAGCAGCAACGTTACAGACAACGTGTTAGCTAGTCTACCAGAAGGCTCTCAAATACTGTCAGATAAGCTTAAAATACCTGGTACAAACAAGTCTTTTGCATCAGAAGGTAGAAAGTTAGATAATATTATAAAGAAAGCAGAGAAGAATGAATCTAATGGATCTATAGCTAAAACCACTGCCGAATTGAATAAGAAATATGCAAATAGAGAATATGATAAATTACTTGCATTACAAGAAGGTATGAAAAATACTAAAAAGAAAAGTAAGTTACCTAAATACGTAAATGGTACAGATCGTATAGACTATACCTTTACTGTACCTGATATAAACTATGGTTTGGTAGAACAGGATTTAATAGAAAATCCTATATTAGATGATACAGCTAAACAGAGACGTAGAGCAATTAGGAGAGAGAATTTACGTAATTGGGCTAATAATAACTGGTCGAATATTGCTACAGGTTTAGCTACATTAGCCCCGGTAGGGTATAATATAGCCAAAGGTTTACAAGACTACGATACAGTAGAACCTACTAATGTCAAATCTGCTGAATTCTATAATCCACTTGGTGCTAGTGCAATACGTACGATGCGTAACAGGTATTATAATATAAATCCTGAATTAGAACAGAATAGAGTACAGACTGCTATAGGTAGAAATAATATACGTAAATATAATACGAATACTGGTGCTAACGTAGCAGCTGATGTAGCACTAACTGCTGGTAGGATGAGAGCTGACGCAGAAGCATATGCTAGAAAGAATAACATAGAAAATCAGTATAAAGCTGAAACTGCAAATACTATGTTAAATGTAGGTAATCAAATTGCTGAAGCAAATAGGTATGCTAGACAATTCAATGAAGATGCAGCAAGATATGCATATGACATTAATGCTAGAGCTAAAGCAGCTAACGAAGCTATGATTGGTACAGGTTTGAGTCAGTTAAGTAACTTTATACAAAACCAGCAATTAATGTCTAATCAAAGAAATAGGGATATGGCAGGATTAGCTGTGTGGGAGAAAATGGCTGAATTAGGTATGGGCGAACAAGACATAATTGACATACTTAATGAATATGGCAGTAAACGTAAAATAAGTAAACGTAGTAATAAAAAACGTAAAGGATAATGGCTACTAATTTATATACTAGACCTGCTGAGGCTAATTTTATTAATACTTATGTACCTATACCATTTGAACAATTATATACTGTTGCAAATGCTTATAAGACAGAGTATGACCGGCAGGTACAAGCATTAAAGGAAGATCGTGAAAAATACGGTTATTTTACTTCTCGTTCACAAAGAGATATGGAAAGATGGGATCAGGAAGTAAATAAGCCTATTCAAAATATAGTAAACAGGATTGCAGATAACCCAGATTTATTGAAAACAGCAGAAGGTAGGTCGTTAATAAATTCTGCAATAAATAATAGGGATTATGGGTTATTATCACAATTACGTCAGAATGCACAAATGCTAGATGAAGCATGGCGTACATACGATACTAGGTGGCAAGACAATACGTATGATATAATAACTAATTGGGACACTGCTACACAAGGTTTATTTGATATACCACAAATGGCTTATCGTAGTTGGGAGGAAATAGCTAATCCTTACTTTGAAGATTTGGAATATACTTTAGATGAAGCTAAGAGTGGCGGTCAATGGGAATATTATAGTATTAAACCGCAAGATTTAAGGGATGTGGCTAATAATCATATAAATGAGTTATATCAGTTACCAGAAGTGCAAAAACATTTACAAAAAGCTAGACAAGAGGGTATTATACCAGATGGTATGTCAGATAAAGAATATGCATATAATATGATTGTTCAGTCTCAAAGAGATAGGCTTAAGGAAAAACGTGTTGCTAATTCGAACTATTGGGATGCACTCAATTATAGGTTAAAACAACGCGCATTTGCTAAGCAGTATGGTGATGATGACGAAGCACCAAAACAACCTGTAATGACTAGTGATGCTGTTGCAGCATATTTATCTGATGATGTTGCTGCTAATTTGTATAAGAATCCTAATCTATTTGATAAGACAAATAAAGCATTAGCTAAATATTCAGTAAAAACAAGGTATTGGAATGGTGAAATGACACCTATCGAAAGGAATCAATACTTATACCAAGATGCAATATTAAAAGCAAATGAAGCAACACAAAACGGTAATAAGGAATTAGCAAATACCTATATGCAACATGCAAAAACATATAGTGACAGGTTGAAAAACTATAACAGAGAGATACAAGATTCCTATAAAGCTGATTTAAGGAGCATAATGATAAATGGTGGTACAATAGAAAATAACAAAATAAATACTAAAAATTTATATAATTCATCAAATAAATTAGTAGACGATATATCAGTACCTATATCAGATATGGACTATATTAAAAGGGTAATGGGTGATCAAGCTTCAAATATTGTTACATTAGATGATAACGGTGTACCAACACAAGGTTTCTCTTATAAGACTGCTAAACAGTTTACTCCTATTACTAGATTTGGTTTGGATGTACTAGGTAAAGAAACTACAAGGTTAAAAAGTAGTGATAAAGACTTTGATAGGGTATTTAAAAATTTAAATAATGTTATAGTAGTACCTAGTGGTTTAGGTTTTGAAGATATAGGTACAAATAACGATAAGAATCAATACCAGAAAGTTAAAGTATTTGTTAATAAGAAAGAAATGGATGATGCAGGTTTTGATGAAGATTGGTTTGAAGATACGTTTGGTATTACACCAATAAAAAATGTGTCATCTAAATTCTATAGTAAATCTCAAGTTAAAGGACAGTATGGTGCTGAAACAAGTTGGGGATCTATTACTGATGAATCTAAAATGCCACCTTTGACAGGTGATTATTATGTAATAGAAGCAACTGCACCAATACCGCGTGAAAATTCGACGGTATCTAGACAGAATGCCGCTGACATAAAAGACAAATTTGGTACTACTGTCGGAGGTAAAAGTTTAGAATGGCAAGATACAAGATCATTTGGTTTTGGTCTAGATTTTTAGTTTTTAAACGATAATATTAACATGGATAAAGAAAGATTATTAAATCCTGTTATAGAAAGAAATGCTGGTTCAAGGATGGCGTATAAGGCTGAAGATACATCTTCTACTATTCCCTTAAATACGCCTTCTCTTGAAGGCTATGATTTTTATAATGGGCTTAATGATGACTTGCAACCTAATCAAAAAAGAGAAGTTGAAGGAATCATAGATTGGTTTTCAGATAGTTGGAAAGCTTTTGCTAACACTAAAGATACTAGTGAAGCAGATAGTATAAGAGCAGATCTAGTAACTAATACAAATGAAGCCATAAATTCATTAGAATATAGGCTAAATTATGTAAAATTAGCTAAAGAAGTTGATAGACTTCAGAAAGAATATGCAGCTAATCCTAATGAAGAAACAGCTGAAAAATATAGAATAGCAGCAGATCGACTATACGAATTAGAACCACAATATACAGAATATGTTAATAAATATGGTGATAAACCTACTGGCTCGTACGATGACGAGATAAACAGACTAGATACTAATTTAAAGTGGTATTATGAACATAGGGATTCACAATTAAAAGAAATTGAAGAATTACAGAATAATGTAAAAGAACGTGGTGTACCATCAAAGCAGTATCAGGATATTGCTAATGATACAGATTTTTCTTTTACTTCATTAGATTCTTGGTTATACAAGATGCCTGAGACATTAGGTTCTTCATTTGTATCAGCACAACAAATGGCAGAATCTTATGCTACAGCGTTAGCAACTCAATATGCATCTAAACAAGCTTTTAAATACGCTGCTTTTAATGGTGGACCACAGGCAGCTTTGGCAGCAGAAGTAGCTTCTTGGATTACTTCAGCAATAGGCGCTGGTATAATTACGTATAACACATATCGTCAACGTGATACAGAGTCCAAAATGGAAGTGTATCAAGCATATAAATCCAAAGTAATGGACGATATGAATAAAATGAACATTTACATGTACTCACAGATTGCAGAACAATTTGAACAGTTGACTGGTCGTAGTTCTGATGGTATGAGTAGTGAAGACATGTTAGATTATATATTGTCCACTAGAACTGATTCATCTACTGAATTTGGTAAGATACTAGCACAATCAAAAGAGGTTAACAAAGAAGGTCTTGATGCTTTATACAAACAAAATATGGCTTTAGGACTTTCAGATATAGTACAAACCTCACTTACTGTACTTCCTGTAGGTAAGGTGTTAAATAAAACACTAGCTCCTATTACTGGTGCTGTAACAAAACCTATTGCTAAAGCAAACAAAGCACTTACAAATTATATTGACTATAGTGTAAGTAAGCCTGCAAAATTTATGCGTGGCGGTAAAAAGTTTTTAAAAGCCACTCCAACAGGTAGAATAATAAACAAATTAGGTGGCGGTACTGTCAGAGTTGGTACTGTAGCAGCATTGGAAGGTCAGGAAGAAGGTGTTCAGTATTACTTGTCTAAAAAATTTGCTGAAGGAGAATATAAAGGTGATTATTCTGGATTTACTGGTGTTTTAAAAGGTGCATTAGATAATGTTGAAGCAAACTGGGAAGTAGGTAAAGCACAATTAGGTATATTTGGTGATCCTTCATTAATGAACGATGAGGAGTTCTTTCAAAACATTACTGCTGGTAGGATGATGGGTGCTTTATTTGGTGGTGTAGGTAATACTATAACTACTGCTAAAGAACTAAACAGAGAGATAATAGCTAATAATAAAGTACGTAAAGCAGTAATAGACCAAATAACTAGTAAAGACAACATGTATAAAGCACGCATATATGTTGACAAGAAGCTAAAAGGTAAAGAAAAAGAAGTATTAGACGTAATAGATAATCTCAAATATAATTTACCAGAAGGTGTTACTGCTGAAGATATAGATGCTGAAAAAGCTAGAGCTAAACGAATAATGAGCATAGCTAATTCTCCTCATATGGAGAAATTAATGAAATCTATTTCTAGATATGGATCTGAAGATCATGCTATATTAGCTGGTTTAATTGCTAATACTCAAGATAGAATAACAGAATCTACTAAATCTTTAAGTGAAGCAGAAAGTAAATTAGCTACTTTATATAATTCTGATGAGAATTTAAAAAGTTATCTTGATTTAATACCTAAAGAAAAGCAAGAAACTTATAAATTATTAAATGACTTATTGCTAAGTAAACATGCTATAGAACAAATAAAGACAGATTTAAATTCATCTATAAATTCCTCTAAAGAAGGTATAACACTATCAGATAAAGCTAAAGAAGCACAAAAGAAATTTAGTACTTATTTAGATAATAAGTTAAAAGCTTTAAATACAGTTATAGAAAATACCGCTAAGGCTAATGGTATAAATATAAATGAAGATAACGATTTAGCTTTGCTTAATTCTGCTACATTGGAAGCTGGTCTTACACAAGCAGTAAACAAAGAAGTATCACAATACAATTTAAATACAGATATAGTTGAACAACGTAAATTAAATGGTACGGCAGTACCAAGTAAACGTAAAAAGAACAATGCTAAACAGTATGATGAAAGTCAACAATATATCATAAATCGTATTGATGAATATAGAAAAGCAGCTAGAGAAAACGGTCAAATAACTGCTCAGGATGAAATAACATTCAGTAATAGCGAAAATGATATTCAAGTAGTAGACGAAGTAGAACACAACCATACTAATGAAATAGTGAGTGATAATTCTACTGAACAAAAAGAATATGTACCAGATACTGAAGAAAAACCAGTAATAGTAGATACTGAAAATACAAATCGTAAAGCCGAAGACTTAATGGCTGAAGTACGAGAGAAATTTGGTTTAAATGAGTTTGAAGAGAAAAGAGTTTCTTTAAGACCAGATGAACCAAGTATTTCTACACAGCAACCTACTACCGAACCTACAAAACAAGACACTACACAAAATCAAAATAATCAAACAAATCAACAAGATACTGCAAAACCAAATAAGGTAGAAGCAGATACAAAAAATAATGCTAGACAAAGTGGTGATAGTTCTACAGATAGTTCATCATTTTGGGATAGTTTAAATGATACGTCAGTAGATGACGAAACTGATATTTCTACAGAAAACACTACAAATGTACCTTCCACAGATGATAATGTACAAGATAATGTTAAGGAAGAAAAGAAAGCATACGGTGCAGATAATAAGATAGTAACTAAAGAAGAATATGAGGATTTAAAGCGTAGATTGCGTGATAAATTAAATCAATTAAATTCTGGATTAGATCCTGAAGGATTATTACTTGGTATACGCATGACTATGTACCATTTAGAGGCTGGTACAAGGCGTTTTGCAGAGTATGCTAATGAAATGATCAACGATTTAGGAGAAGCCGTTAAACCGTACCTAAAAGCCTTCTACGAAGGTGCTAGACGTATGCCTGAAGCAGTACCATATGTTAAAGATATGGATAGTACTTCATATGTAGATTCTTTTAATATTGATGAACCTATTGTAATTAAACATGCAGATGATGTTAATAATTACGAAGACAATAATATAACGCAACAAGATCAACTTAAAGAAGTAACAGAAAGTACTACAAATATACCCACAAGTGTAGTTCCTACTGAAGATGAAATAGCAAATAACGATATACCACAAGATCTCGTTGAAATAGGTACTAAAGTTGAAGAACTAGGTGATTCTACTACAGATGAAATAAATACAATATTACAAATAAACCCTGACGATACACAAAATATTATCGAAGATGCTGGTACAGGTAATGGTGATAGAGTATCACACACATTATTTGTAAACCCTACTTCAAAAAAACCTATGAAACCTGGTTATAAAACAGGTAAAGAATTCATAGAGTTTATATCAGATCCTCATGCGTTGGATGATGCAGAAACTGAAATAATAGTAGAAAGATATGGTAAATCTAACTATGATGAAAGACATCCTGAAACATGGGATGATGCAGCCATATATATAGCAATTACTACTAGAAATGGTAATAAGTATATCGCAGCATTAAAGACGCCACAGTCTATAGCCAATGATACTCGTTTGAAGCCACGTGATGGTGAAATTGAAAGGCTACGTACATTTAGGAATAAAATAGTAGAAAAGTATATTAACTTAAAGAAAAATCAGAAGTTAGTAGCTACCGCTATAAGACGTACGAATGGTTTCTTTAATAATAGGAAAGAAAAAGGTAAAGTAGTAAATCGTAGTTTATTTGATATAAAAGGTTTAGGTTTACCTGATAATATTTATGCAATAGATACTAATGAAGTTACTATAGGTATTGGTACTGGTTTACGTGGTATGTTTAAAATACTTGATGGTACAGGTAATGTACTACCAGGTTTAGGTGCATCAGGTAAAATATATATTTACCCACCAGCAGCTAATACACCATCTGGTAAGTCTAACGCTATTACTGGTAAATCTAATACTGCTATTAAGTTAAATGAGATGCAATTCAAAGATAATCGTGATATTGCAGAATTTATAGTAGAATTAGCAGTTAACTTACGTGCAGCTGATGAACAATACGAAAATACTCCTTTTACTGTTAGACAATTACTTAGTTTTATAGTTCATTTTGGTAATAAAACTAAAGTAAACGATATAACAAACTATGGCTTCTTGTTACCAAAACAGTTTTATCGTAATGAAGAAAATAACGGTATAGTACTCGGTACTAATATGTACTATGATGAAGATATACGTAATAATCCTGAAATACGTGAAGAAGTAATCAAGTACATAATGGATAATCAACATTTTGCATTCGATAAAGATTGGTCTTTTGGTTATATGAATGAAACTGCTGAAGGATTACGTAGATGGTTTATAATGAACAATGTTGACGTAATGAATTTGGGTAACAGTGGTATTCGTATAGAATTAGCAGATGTTGGTTTAGTTAGAGAAGGGGATAAGATAGTAACTGATAAAGCACATCCAAGAGGATTGTCATGGTTAGCTTGGGCAATAAAGAACAAATACCTTACTTCAGATTTAGATGATAATTTATTCAAAGATGTTTTTTCATATATCGAAGATGTAGAAGTAGTAGAAAAACCAAATGAACCTACTGTTGAGAAGAAACAAATAGTAAATGACAAAGGTAATACTATTGAGAAGCCTGCTACTAAAAAACCATCAGCATTCGATGATTTAAATAAATTATTAGGTGTACCAAAATTAATTATACGTGGTGATTATACTGTAGCAGATATAGCAAATGAATTAAAGGTTTTAAAACGTATATTTGGTAATATATTTGTACGTAATAATGTACAAGTAGTAAATGACGTTATAAATGTGGCTAATGCAGGAACTACTGCTATGGGCCTTACCACAAGGGATTCAATATTGTTATATGAAAAAGCAGAGCAAGGTACAGCATTTCATGAAGCATTTCATAGGGTATCTTTACTGTTATTAACACCAGCTCAACGTAATAAAATATATACTGAGAAACGTGAGAAATTAGATCAACCTAATTTAACTAATGAAGAGGTTGAAGAAATATTAGCTGAAGAATATAGGGAATATGTATTATCAGATGGTAGATATGAAAATATTTTAAAAGACACTGAAAAGATTAAATTAGACTTATTTAAACGTATGTTTGGTTTAAATAAAGCATTATCTACTACTAGCAAAATAAATATTAACAAACTATTTAAAGCTATAACAAACGGTAAATTAGCGTTATCTTCAATCAATCAAACATCGTATGATAATTTTCAACGGTTATTTGGTGAAAATGGCGGTGCTCCTTTCACGTTTAATGGTGTTCAATTCAGTACTATACCAAATTATGCAGCATTCGACAGTATTGTATCAGCATTAGAAGCATATACATTTCTTACTAATAATATAGTTACTTCTAGTGATTTAAATAAAATAGATTTTAATACTGTATATACCAGGCTAAAAGCATCATTAAATGATGATTTAACTGATTCACAATATAACGTTCGCAAGGAAGTAGTAGATAATTTTGAAAAAATATTTATACCTGCTATAAAAGCTAAGTTATCAGCATTATCAATAAGAGAAATAGACAAAAATATAAATGAAAATGTAACAGAAATAGATGGTGGTAATATAGTTGGTGATAGTATTAATGCACACATTATTGATTCTATGGAGGTATCCAAGAAAAATAATGCATTAGCTAGTGTAAAAATATTTATGTCTACTATACCCAACACAAGAATAAATACTGAAGGTCAATTAGAATTAGTAACAGATCCTCTTACTGGTTTACCAACATTTGTAAATTTCGATATAACATGGAATACTATGTTAAGAGATTTACATAATTGTGAAACATATCAAGAAATAGTAAGTACTGTAGAAGCATTAGGTAAAGATAGTGCGTTTTATAGAACATTAAGTAACAGATTAAAAATAAATAAAGACGTAAATTTAGAAACACAAATATATCAAACTGTAAAGAGCCATATTCATGAATTTATTCACATTGGTTATGAATATGAAAATACAAGTAGTGGTAGAAAATCTAAGTTTAGAGTAGGTGATTCTAATTTACGTAGAGCCAAACGTATATACCCTGCTTTATGGTCATCTCAATTCTTTGGTGATAATAAATTATTTAAGTTCTTTACTAATAAAGCACAAGAACCGATACAAAGTAAAGTAAAAGATTTAGTTACACGATATAATCAAATTGCTGAAGATTTAAAGAGGAATATCAGTGATATTAAAGTCATATCTAACGCTAAATCAAGACTAGTATCTGTACTTAATGATGCTGGTATAGCAATTGACGATATAACTTTAAATGACGTACTAAACAATAATAAACAATATACTAACTTAAATGAAGGTAATGCATTATTATCATTACTTACTAAACAAGGTAACAATAGCTTATATTACTTATTTAATACAGTAATAAACAATATAGCGGATAATAAAGCTACTACTGTACGTTCAAAATTTGGTTTAGATAAGACATTAGATAATACTAAATTATTTGCTCAATCACCTATATTACGTGTATTTGCAGAGTCATATGCTAAGTTACACCCAAGACCTGAAGAAACTACTGTATTAGGTCCTAACAATGCTCAGTTATACGAAATATCACAGAACTGTTATCTTACCGATATGGTAAGGTGGTTAAACAATGATCCTAATATGCTTTCTAACTTATCTAGTGTAGCGTATAACACAGGTAAGTCAGGTTATGGTTCATTAGTACTAAGTGCTTTAAATGAAGCTAGGAGTCTTGGTAATAAGCTTAATTTACATATAAAAACATTAGTTAACTTTACTGAAGAAGGTAAAGGTGATAAAGGTCGTGATTATGTATCTATTACTGCTATAGAAGACTATATAACCAAAATGACCTTAACACGTAATGATTACTTAATTGCTCCTACATTAGCTGATAAAAAATCTTATTTCGTATTACAGGGTATAAGACTATTCCATGAAGGTATAAAACTTAGGGATAATACTTTGAACTTTGGTTCGTCTACTGTAAATCAGTTTATAGAATATGCTAAAGCTGAATTATACGCCATAGAGCACGCTATGGAAATAATGAATGCTACTGATGAAAATGGTAATAAGAAGTTAGACCCAAAAGATTACCCTAAAAATTATTTTAAAGGTAAACACGCAAGAGGTGAAGGTAATGGTTTACGTTTTAGATACTTCAATGGTATATATATGAATACTACCAACGGAGTAGAATTTATAGACTTCAACCAAATACTAGATGATTCACCTAATTTACAAATAGGTCTTGAAAAAGTAAAAGAAATATTTTTTAATCAATCATTAGATACACAACATTACTATATAAATGATTTATTATATAGAATGGTAGCTAATGAGTTACGTTTTGCTGAATCATTAGGTTTGATAGAGTTTAACAATGGTAAAACAAACATATTTAGTTTAAAGAATAAACTATTAGATCAAACAGAAATTGACAATTTAACAGAAAAATACAAAGGCAATTCAAATCCAGATATAGCTAATAACGCTCATTCTATAGCTGTATTAGATATGATTGCTGATTATGCTATTAATTCAGCAGTATCTATTACTGAGTTTGAAAAGTTATTTAGTAAAGATCCTGCTTATCATAAAGATACAGATGCTAAAATTAAACGTTTGTCAGCTGTAAGTTCAACTGGCGATAATTTACGTACAGATTGGGCTATAGGTCATCCTTTATCAGGTAGAACTACATTTACAGTAGCTGCTTTGAATGACAATATGGTTAAATCTAGTATAGCGGATCGTTTATACGATTTATTCTTTGAAAATTATAAACGTGATTATATAAAAGAATATTTAGGTGTAAGTGAAGAAAAAGCTATAGCATATTCAAAAGATGAAAACTTAGCAAAAGCAGAACTTGATGATAATGACTATAATACATATTTAAAAGCTGTTTCTATCGCAAAAGATAATGCAGATTTTAATACAAAGATATACAGAACTAATGATAAAGGTGAAGGTAACATTAATCAGGCGGATGCAGCAGTATATATAAGACCACAAATGTACAAAGATCTTGTACAGATGCTTGGTGAATGGAATGATGAAGTTGCAGAGGCGTTTGATTTACTTACTAGTGAAGATACATCTTGGTTATCAGATTCTGAATTATATAGAAAAGCAATACAAGCATCAATTAAACCATTAAAGATGATGTATATGGGAGATACGTTCTTATCTGATTTAGGTTTAGATGTACCTATATTTGATAAAATGGCAATCTTCCCATTATTCAAGCATTTTGCATACGGTGATTTAGCAGATCTATACAATAAAATGAATGATCCTGCCAAACCAATTGATATGATAACTTTTGAGTCAGCAGTAAAGGTAGGTAATAGGCAGCAATCAGACTATTATACTGACTTGAACATGGAAAGTATAAATAGTCTTGATAATATGCATGTATACAATCAAGAGTTTAAATATTTACGTAGACAGTTAATAACTGATCCTCATCATACTGCTGAAATTCATGCTGGTACGCAGTTTGTTAAAGCGTCAATGTCTAATCTGGTAATAGACAGAATTTACAAAGAGGGCACTAAGTATGAAATAACTGGTGAACAATTACGTAATGATTATTTTGGTACTATAAATGAGTTATCAAATCTTGGTGTTAAAGATATACTTAAATTATTAGGTGCAAAACAAAATGCAGATGGTGATTATGTTTTTAATAGTTATAGTAACTTAGCTAAAATGCTAAGAGAAGATGCTATTAACTCAAATATGCCATCATCAATAATAGAAGGTCTTGATGTAGATGAAAATGGTGACTTTATCATACCTTTGTCAGCATTATCAAATAGTAGTTGGATTGAAAGTAGATTTGTATCACTAATTAATAAATATGCTATAGATATTACTACTCCTGGTGGTGCGTTTATTCAAATGTCATCGTTTGGTTTGAAGGGTAAAAAGGACTTTTCTAACAGTGCTATATACCTAAATGACGGTAAACCTTTGAATTTTAGGAATAACGATGGTAGTATGGACTGTATCATATCAATAAATCTATTCAAAGATATAATACCAGATGAAATTAAAATGACTGACTTTGAAAATCAACGTAAATGGTTGATGAGTAAAGGTATAATAGGTAATAATGCAGAACCATGTGCATTAGGTTATCGTATACCTACTCAAGGTACAGCATCAATATCAGGTTTAAGAATAGTAGACGTATTACCTTCAAATATAGGTGATACGATAATATTACCTGATGAGTTTACTGGTCTTACTGGTTCTGACTTCGATTAGAGATAACAATGTCGAAGTAAAAACATGTGAATTGCTGGGACGTCCTAAAGTTTGTGTAACGTAAAGTTTAAAATTACGTTATATGAAATGTAACAATGGATTATCAGCAGCCAAGCCCTACCAAAAGGGAAGGTTCACAGACTAATATTATATCGTATGATAATCCCTCATTAATTGAAGGAAATGAAAAATTTAAAAAATAGAATAAACAGAAAAGGTAGAGATTTGCTAATAGCATGCTCTCTAGGAGACGGTTGTATTAATAAACAAGGTCAACTTATGTTTAATCATTCATGGAAACAATATGATTATTCAATGTGGAAATATCATTTATTAAGAAAAAATGGTATAAAACTTGGTAAAATACAACGTTTTGTTGGTAGTAACGGTTATATGAAATATACTATACAATACCGTTATAGAACTTCTGTAATGCCATTTAATAAGGTATTAAGGAGATGTATGTACAAAGATAGTAAAAAGAAATATTTAAGAGGTTTGCTTGACAGACTATCATCTCAAGGTTTAGCCATATGGTTCATGGATGATGGTACAATATTACGAAGAAAATACAAAGGAGCATATAAAGGATTTTACTTAAGAATAAGTACGTACTGTTCTTCAGAAGAAGCCGATTTAATTATCAAATACTTTATAGAAAAACATAATATTAAACCAACAAAAATATGTGAACATTCTAAAAATAACTTATATACAATAAATTTTGGAGCAAAAGAAGGAAAAAAGTTAATAGAAATAATTAAACCCTATATGTGTCCAAGTATGATGTATAAAGTTATTTACGACATTGAAGAATTAAAAGAATATTACGATATAAAAGAAGTGAATGAAATTTTCACGAAAGGTACACTTGAGTCTGACAGATTACAAGTGGAAGCGCATGTCAACAGAGAATAATCTGTTGAAGATATAGTCGAGCTCACACGAAAGTGATGAGATAAACTGATTGACAAACTATATATAGCAAGATTTAACTTTAATCGTGATGGTCAAAAGATAGAATTTGATAGATCTAAAGAAACCAAAGGTAAATCAGCATACAAAAATAATTCACCTAAAGCTTTACAAAATCTGTTATTACAAACATTTATGACATTAATAACAGATGAAAAGACAGTAGGTGAAACACGTATGTCCATAGACACTGCAACAAGTACACTTAAAAATGACATACTAAAAGACATTGAAAAAAACAAACCATCAGATCCTTATGTACCATACAAATATATATCACCTAGATTTCAATTAAGTAAAAAACTAGAGTATACTACAGGTAAGTTAGGTATAGGACCATTTGCATTAAATAATGCTAATCATGTATTAACACAATTAGCAGGTCTAGAATTTAACACAAGTAAATTACTTGAAAAATATAATATAAGTAATTTAAGTGATATATATGGTAAGGATGGTAAACGTATATTAGACTGGTTATCTGCAATGATCAATGCATTTGTAGACGTAGCTAAAGATCCTTATATTATACGCCTAAACGTTAATCAATACACGTACAATATGTGTAATTTCCTACTACGTACAGGTATTGGTGATTCAACCTTTTACTTTTTATCACAAGATATACTTAAGGATGTTGCTAATGCGGTAAACAATACTAATGGTAGATACGGTATTGATATAAATCAAAGTAAATCAAATAGACGTAAAGAAGCTATAAAGAAAGTACTCAAACAGTATGAAACACAAGCTAGGTTAAAAGCTACAGATAATAATCAAGTAGCGATGATTGACCAAATACTGAAACAGAGTCGTTATAATATAGATTTAAAATTATTATCTGGTAATATGCTTACCAGGAAATGGTTACGTAAGTATACAAATATAAAGCCAGAAAACAAAGATTTTAACTATTACTATGATCAATTAAGGATATTCAAACTATTTGACGCTTTATCTGTATATTCAGATGCATTATCTGAAATGGTACAAGTATCACAGATAGATACTAAGAAATATGGTAATAACCTTACTTTATTAAAATCTTTTGGTTTACGTATAAATAGGTTCTTAAATAATAATTCAGTATTTACTTCTACTAGTTTAAACAGATATTGGTATGATGGTTTCTTAGATGTAAAAACCAACAACAGTATAAATTTAGCAAAAGGTTTGTTTCAAAATCTAGTAATAAAAGGTACCCATCAATTTTCAAAGTATCATAATCTAATGTTAAATTTATTAGGTATTAGTAATTATTCTAACACAGATATGTCTAATACCGTAGCTAATTTAATGGAATCTAATATTAAAATAAATTTTATCAGACAATATGCAAAAGATAATAACATAGACATTTACGGTTTATTTTATGGTGAGAACAATATCGCAAAACGTTTAGCTACATTAAAAAACGACATATTATCTGGCAAATATCCTGAATTATTAGATGCTAGCGGTAGAATAAACAATGAGTTATTAAATATACTGCAACCAGTATTTAAGACTTCATATGATTCATTCAATAAACCAAATTCAATAAGAATAGTAACATTAAGTGCAGATTCCAATATAATTGATGAAGCAGGTATAAAATATTTTGAGGACTTATTGACTAATGATAATACAGAAATATCTCAATTTGCTAAAGATTTAGTTGTTTATAGTTTTATTGCGTCAGGTGATAATCGTACTATTAACTCATTAAACAAGTTTATACCTAACTCTATCAAACAGGATATGGGTTATGTAGATTATATAAGAAAAACAATGGATGAACTAAACGGTGATTCCTTTGATTATAATCTAGATGATGTATTCTTAAACAATTGGTTTAATGATAGTATAGTGCCTACTATAAATACAAAGGATATAGTTAGTGTTTATTCTAGTGAAACTATAAAAACTAGTGGTGGTAGAAATATACCTTACGCACTAATGTTTAAAGGAAAACCTACCGATAACTATAATACAGTTAATAATCATGGTGATATTATCTTTACTCCTTATGTAAAAATAGAATACGGCTTACCAAATAACCCTGAAACTACTGTAGTATACAAATATGTTGGTTATGAATTAGCAAGTAACGAAAGATTTGTACCATATTATATAGCTATAGATAAGAAAGGGGTTAGAGATTCTCAGACCAGTAATTTAATTACTGAATATGGCACAGATAAGAGTGATTTATGGTATAACATATTGCCTAACAAAATAGACATATCGGACGGTTTATCTAGGGAAGATATTATTGCCAAATTAAATGACATTTTAAGTAAAACAGATAAACGCAAGATAAATATAATAGGAACTATAAAGCAGTTTATAGAATCAGTTAGTGATGAAGGTATTAACGGTCTGAATTTTGTAACTACTTGGTTACCCTGGAATACTAATTTAAGCGATACTGAATTATTACCTGATGAACAAAGTGTAGATAATGCAGATATAATTCATAACTCTGATGAATTAGTGGCTAATAAAAGTAATGAAGAATTAGCTAACGAAAATGAAGAGATAACAGGAAATACTGAAGAATTAACAAATGAAAATAATACAGAATCTACAGAAGAAATACAAGCACAAGAAGTAGAAGATGATGTGTTTACTGTTCCTTTCCGTGATGAATTAGGTTATTTAATGGAAGGTTACTTTGATACTTATGAGAATTTTATTAAAGCATCTTCAAGACAGTTAGTAATACCAAACACACCTGAAATTCAAGCTGAGGAGAAACCAGTAAATACAGTAGTTATTGGTGATGTATTGTTTAATTTGAGTAAATTAGGTATTAACTTTAAACTCAATGAACAACAAGTAAATGCATTAAATACTATAGCAAGTTGGTTAAAACAGCCTTCAACGAGGACAAGTAATCCATTTTATACCTTAGTAGGTTATGCTGGTACAGGTAAAACTACTATAATGCGTGTGCTGTTAGCTTATATTGAACAAGCTATGAAAGTAAAAAATAGGTTTATAAAGTTAGCAGCTCCTACACATAAAGCTAAAATGGTCTTACAGAATGCTACTGGTATGGAAGCTATGACAATTCATCAATTATTAGGTTTAAAAGCTGACTATAATCTAGATAATTATCAAATTGGCGATGTAGATTTCAATGTGGCAGGTTCTAAATTACCTATAAATCAAGCTACATTCGTCATTATTGATGAAGTATCTATGGTAAATGATAATCTAATAAATGATATTAGTGCTATAGCTAAAGATAAAGGTATAAAGGTAATATTGGTTGGTGATAAAGCTCAGTTAGAACCAGTAAACCAAGGTGATGTATCTATAGCATTTAAGAATCCTAACGTAGTAGAATTAGATAAAGTAGAGCGACAGAAAGATAGTAATCCTTTACTGGTTATGTTAGATTATATGCGTGGTATATTTGCAGATGGTTCATCTAATTTTGTTCATCAAAGCAAATTGAATGAAAATGGTGATGGTGTATTATTTGCAGATAACACTAAAGATGGCATAGACATATTAAACGCTATGGTAAATATGTTCTCATCAGATAGGTTCAAAACAGACTTAAATTATGTTAAAGCGTTAGCGTGGACTAATGGTGCAGTTACTAATATAAACAATGCTATACGTAAGTCTATGGGTTATACTGATGAATTAAATATAGGTGAACCAGTATCAATGTATTACACTGCCGAAGTAATAGATAATAATTATCTATATAATTCTATGGATTATCGTATAACCGATAGTAGAGATGCTACTGAAAAAATAGATTTATTGGGTATAGAATTAGATGGTAAATATGTGTCACTGTTAGATGAATCTGCTAATATAGAATTTAAGGATATATTTGTAGTTACAGATAAAAGTAAAGAAACAGAAATAGCAAAAGCAATATCAGCAAAATTAGAAGAAATATATGCTTTAAGAAATACTATATCTGACAAAGAACTTAAGGTTAAGCTTGCTAAATTCTGGTCAAAGTTGAATTCATCATTCTTAACTACGTTCCCTATTATGTACAATGGTAGAACTATAAAAAACAAAGCTATAGACTATAGTTATGCTATTACTGTGCATAAATCACAAGGTAGTACTTATAATAATGTGTTTGTTAGCGAAGCAGATATAAATAATAATAGTAATACACGTAATCGTAATCAATTAAAATATGTTGCATTATCACGTGCTAGCGAAACGGCTGTAGTTATAACTAATAATGATGTGGTAAATGATTATAATGGTGAACATTACGATATTAATGTGTTAAACGAACGAAAATTAGAATCTGACATGATTAATAACGATAATATAGTAGATGAAAATCGTAGTGATTACGATGATAGTGTAATGAAACATTGTAAAGAATAAAGATATGGCAATAATATGTCCTAATTTAAGTGATAAACAAGTCAAATCAGAATTTGAGGAACTTGTTAACACAGTAGGTGAAGTGGCTGCATATGACATATGGTCACAAAACAACGGTAATGGTATAGATAAGACTCCCAACGGGGAGTCGTCTATACTGTTTAAATCGTTACTAAACCAATATAATAATGATAGAATAGCAGCAATAAAAGACAAAGCTATAATATATAGTAAGTCATTTAAAGTATCTGATAATCAGTCATTTACTGATGAAAATGGTGAACCTACTATTACTTCAATATATAAATATAAAAATATTGATAACGTACCATTTGCTAATCTAATAGCTAATACGAATAAGTCAATAGATAGTACCATTGAAACTATCGTTTCAGATTTGAACAACATGAATATTATCAGTGGTAATATATCAGGTATCATTAGACCTAATTTAGAGGCGTTTTCAGACACTTTTGCATTAAAACTGATAAATAATACCATTGAGAATAGATATGGCGTTAGAGAGGCTGCAAAGTACCGTATACGAGGTGGTAAGCTAATAGTAGATATAAATTGGCAAAGTATAGTAAATAGACAACCACGTACAGATAATACCAGTATAAGTAATGAATCAGTAATTACTTTAGCTAATGCTATAGCTAAGAAGTTTAATGTTAAAGTAAAAGTAATATCACCTGAACAAGCTTTATCTCTTACTGGTAAAAATAATACAAATAGTTTCATTATTGGTGATACAGCGTACTTAGTTGATGGTAGGTTTACTGCTGATGTGGCTTTAGAAGAAGTAATGCACCCATTTGTATTAGCAATATCTAAGGAAAATAATGAGTTGTTTAATAGTTTATTCTTTGAAGCTAGACGTTCATTCCCTGAATTGTGGAAGTCTATACAAGAAAGATACAACAGTAAAGATGGATTTAATGATACTACTCGTAAATTAGAGTTAGTTACACAAGCATTAGCTAATAGTACATTAGTTAATAATAAATCATGGTTGAATAAATTAAGTAATTTTATACGTAATATTGCTGATAAAATACTAATCGCATTAGGTATAAACCCTGATACTATTACTGCTGATTTATTAAAACCAACTATGACGCTAAGTGATTTAGCTGACTTAATAAATACTAAAGCAACCAAGTTTGGTAGTATATTCATATCCACACCGCAATATTCATTAAACGAATCAATAAATAAGTTAGATAAAGTATACAATAGAATAATTGAAGGTATAGATTTACGTTTAAAGGCTCTTGAAAATTATACAGTAAAAGACCAAGTAACTATCAGTAAAACTGAGAAATTACGTGAACAATTAGATAGACAACAAGATAAAGCTAAATCAATTATAACATTTATTAATGATACTTATTATGAAGCACAACGTAATAAAGACCGTGTACAAAAGCTAGTAGAAAATCCTGAAAATGTAACTGCATCAAGATTACTACAACTTGGTAGGGATTATATTAATTTTTATCAACCTATGTTCTTTGGTACTAAAAGTAATCCTGATGAAACTATAGACTATCTTTTATCCTCAAATGCTAAACAATATTTTGATTTCCTTGATAATGCTACAATAAACGATACGATGAATAAATTACGTGATTTACGTACGTGGTTTGCATCAATGGAAACAAATTATAATATATTACGTGAAAAAGTAGTATCAAGAATATTATTGGAAGCAGGAATAGATTCACCTACTATAAATAAAACATTAAGTCAATTACGTGAGACAGATGAAGACATATGGAATACTACATTATGGTTAGGTTCTATGGGTACGGCTGGTGATGAAATACTACGTATAATGCACGTTACTGTAGCTAATGCTAAGAATGAAGTAGATAGACGAGTATGGGCAAAAGGTAAACAGTTATTAAAGTTATATTCTAAAGTAAAGCGTAATTTAAATTCACTAAGGGAAAAATTTGAAAATGGTGATTTAACTGGTAATTTGATTAGACCATTAAACTACGGCAGATTTAGGCGTGATTATGAAAAATTCTTAACACAACTAAATGCTAAATATGGTGTAGAAGAATTATATGAATTACCAAAAGATAGACAAGCATATTATAATTTTTTACGTGAAAGGGACGAATGGTTATCAAGACATGCTGAAAGAAAATACACAAAGAAATATTATGATGCTTTACTTGAATTAACCCCAGAAGCTAGGGAAGCAAGAAATGAATATTCAATATTAATAAATGAAATATTACAGAAAGTATCAAAGGACGGTGAAAAACCAAAGTTACATTTATTATCAGATAGTGATTATCGTAGATTACAAATACTACAAAAGCAAAGAGCTAACTTAGCTAATGATTATTATGAAGATGGTACACCAAAATCAGGTATTGATGCAGAAATAGCTAAATCTATACAAAGGTATAATGAAAAGATAAATAGTGGGTTAACATATAAAGTAGACCAAGAAAGTTTTAACAAGGAAAATGAACGAATGTTAGAAACATTATCTCCTGAAGAATATAGGAAATGGTATAAAAGAAATACTAGAATTGAATATTCACAGGAATTTTGGGATACTTTAAATAATGTAGAAAGAGCTGAACAAACTGATGAATATAATGAATTGATGGAATATAGACGTCAGTTAGAAAGATTGTTCAGAAATGCAGATAGTTTTGAAATAGACCAAGAACGTATGTCTGCTGATATAAAGCATACATTAGAACTTATAGATTTAAAATTAGATGCTATTCGTGTAAAAACTGCAAGTACTGGTGGTATAACATTCAATGATATAGCAGAAATAGTTGTATCAGATGCGTATAGAGCAGCTAAAGAAAAAGCATTAGCAGCTGGTGAAGTAGCATACAATGACTGGCGTCAACGTAATCATTATTTAGATAAAAAAGGTAGATTAAGACCTTACTCTTACTGGACTTATATCAAACCAAAGAGTAAGAGTATGATTAAAATAGTACCAAATCAGTTATGGCGTGAAGTAAGTACGGAATCTGGTTTTTATAATAAGAATTATAAGCCTGAATTAGCTGACCAAGGACTTCAGCCTAAAAAAGCTTTATATGATAATAGTAAAGCATATAATAAAGCTATGGCTAATAAAGAAGTACAGGAATTGTATAAAGCTTTAATAAATACTATGCAAGAAGCATATGATATGCTTACTTATAAGAAGTTTAAAAATGCATACAGATTGCCACAAATAACAGGTACTACATGGACACAAATAGCTGCAAAAGATAACTTATTGAATGGTATATACAGCATGTTAGCTGACAAAGTAATTATAAATGGTGATGATACTAAATGGGTTACAGAACAAGCCATTAGAAGACCAGATGGTTCAGTAGTTAATTTTGTACCAACTATGTATATGACTACTTTAGATGACCAAAACACTATAACAAGGGATATGGTAGGTTCTATTGTAGAATTCTATAGGATGGCAGTTAATTACCAAGAAATGAACAAGATTGCACCAGAGTTAGAAGCTATAACAGAACAATTGGGTGTAAGAAATTATAAAGGAAGATTTAGAGTTAAATCTGGTCAACAAACTAACACGTATAAAAAAGCTGTAGATTTTATTGAAATGCAGTTGTATAATATTCATTCTAACCCATTAAGTGTTACCATTGGCAACAAACGTATATCATTTAATAAAATATTGAACAGTTTAGCAGAATATGTACGTAGAATAAACTTATTTGGTAATGTATGGGCTATGCTTGCAAACAGATTAACTGCTTCATCATACAATCGTATAGAATCTATGTTGAGTAGATATTATACTAAAAGTGACTTATTTAAAGCAAATACTGAATTTATAAAAGAATATCCTGCTATTGTTAAATCTATAGGCGACCCGTTTACAAGTACCAAGATACTATCAATGATGCAATTAAATCAAATATCTAGGACTAATAGGGAAATATTTGACAGACTAAATGAAAGTCAAGTGTTACGTAGTATAAATCAAAATTTTTGGTATGGTGGTTATACTATGGGTGATTTTGCAGTTAAATCTAAAATGCTTTTAGCAATTTACTTTAATAATAAATTCGTAAAGGAAGCTGGCAAATTTATGAGTAGACAGGAATTTATAAATACTTACTACGCAAATGATAAGAAAACAGGTGAAATAATGTGGAATAAAAATACTGAAACCTTATATGATGCATACGAATTTAAAAATGGTGATTTAACAGTAAAAGGTAAATACAAACAATATGTCGATAGCAAGTTGTTAAACAGAATCAAAAATACTTCAAACGCACTTGCCGCTAAACTTGACGGTATATTAACTGATTTAGATAGAACCAAAGCACACACAAATGCTATAGCACAGTTCTTTCTATTGCATCGTAATTGGATGTTGGCTGGTGCGCAGGAACGTTTTAAAGTAAAGCAATACAATTATATGACTGAAACAGTTGAAGAAGGTACTTTTAGAACAGTTGGTAAATACTTCTTTTCAACTATAAAAGAAATGTATAGTGAACATAAACTTAACGTTTTAAAAAATCTATTACACAAATATCAAGGGATGGAGAACTATGAAAAATATAATGTCAGAAAAGTAACATATGAATTATTATATAGTGTATTAATATTAGGTGTAATATCTACTATATTACGTGGTATTGCTGATGAAGATGAAGAAGATTGGTATGAAAATGCTACCGCTTATATGGCAGCACGTGTTAGATTTGAAATGCAAGCCTTTTATAATCCATCAGAAATATTAAATATTTTAAATTCACCTACGGCAGCAACTAGTACTATTGAAAACACATATAATACTATACGGTTATTGTTACCAAGTTCAGCTTGGTGGGATGAAGATATAGATTATGGTGATAGGTTACTAAAATATGGTACCAAACTAATGCCAGGTAAAGCTATAATAGGTATTCAATATCCAAGAGAAAAGATGATATATATGGATAATCAGTTATTGTGGAAATAACGTTATAGTATATAAATAATAAGCCCCTACGGTCGTAATTGACTATAGGGGCTTTTTTGTGCACTAATCATTAAATAAAAATCACAAAATTATTCTGTAATATCTTCTTTATCCTTAATCATTTCATCTAATAATTCTTCGAAATAACTAGGTATATAATCTTCTTCTTTTATAGTTTCTTCTTCTATATCTATTTGTTCAAGTATTTCTTTATTACTATCATGATGCATATAACTGTATAAACGAGAATTATATTTTGCATCCCAAAAAGCTAATATTTTCTTTTTAGTTTCTTCTTTCAATTTACTATATAATCCTTCAATTATTTTCTTTACTTCGTCATAATCTTTATCATCAATAGTAAAAGCAAATACCGTATATCCTTTACCGTTTAATATTATATCGTAATCATTATGATATGTTCTTAATGTTCTTAACCATCTACGCATATATAAGTAATTATACGAACTAGCGTTATTATCGTAAACAATAAATAAATGTTTATCTAAGTAAGGTTTATTTATATCTGATATATATGCGTTTACAAATGGCGAATTATTTCTACTTCTACATATATTATCTACTAAAGTAAATTTAGTTGAATTATGATTTCCTGCTATTAACGGTAATAAAAATAATGTAGCTTTATTAAACTTCTCCCTTATTATCATATAATGTGATGACTTCTGATCCATCACCTTTATAATAATCTATTCTATGATCCCATAAATTGTTTTGTATATGCCAATTTATTTCTGTCATTATTTGTGATATATCTACCGTAGAGTTATTTATAATATCTTCGTCTATTTTAAATACTCTTATTTCATTGTTGTTAATAGTTTCTATAGCTATTATATAATATTCTATAGTATATTCATCAAAATTAAGTTTTAATTCGTTTTCAAAGTACCATCTTATTGCTAATTTGTAGAATGCTAATTGTCTACCATAATCAAATTTCCAAAAAGATTTAATATTAAAATTACTTATGTCTGATGTTGTTTTTAAATCTATTAATCGTATTAATTTTTCTTTATGATTAATTACTAATCTATCTAACAATGATTTACACGGTAATATAAAGTTATTATCTGCTACCTTAACGCTATAGTCCCAATTTATATGAAATTCATTATTAGATTCATATAATGATGGTATATTTGTTAATAATTCTTTTGCTTTTTTGTGGTTATTGATACTATCTGAAATGTTCCTTAACCTGGTAAGATCTGCATAGCTTATCACTGTCTTATTCTGTATATCTAAATATTTGATATAAGACTCGTATTTTAAGGCTATTTCCTTGGCTTCTAAGAGCTTTTTGTTGTCTGACTTACCATTTGCTCTATATGCACTATTAAATGCTTCTAAGAGCCTTAAATCATGGTCTAATTCTGTGCTATGTGCGTATGTTTCACAGAATATTCTTTGTTCTTTAGATTTAGGTGTTTCGTAATCTAATATTACATAATTATCCCAAAACTCATCCGGTTGTAGTATATACATATGAATCATAGTACCTGTTTCAAATGCTGGTACTTTTTCATCTTGTATTTTACCATCTAATTTATCTTTAAAATACTTTGGTGAAATCTTAAACCAACCTAAGCTACTATTTGATATTCTAGTATTATCTTCATAGTAAGGTATAGTTATATTCATCCTATTATTTCTATATTATCAATATTTGATTTTATTTCTTCTTCAAAATTATCAAGTAAAATATATAAATACAGAGTGTTATCTTTAAATTCTATATCTGTTATATCTTTTATTTTACCTTCATGTATTAAAGATTCTTCATAGTCTTTTTCATATATTGGTAATGTGTATATATTTACATACTTATCTTTTATTGTATCTTTAAATATAGTAGGTAATAAAGATAATAGTGCTATTTTATTCATTGTCATATAATATTTCTATTGATTTTCTTACTGTTTTATAAGAATCATCTTTTATACTAACATTAACGAAAGTTGTATTACCATCTATTTCCATTCTATTGCCATCATGTATATGACCGAATATATGATATTTAGGACTTTTAGTTCTTACTTGGTCTAATAAAATAAAACTACCGAATCTATTTTCGTCGTCTATTTTACCACAACTATTGTATGGTGCTTCGTGAGTAAGTAATATATCAGTTCCAAATGGTATATTTTCATATGATTTTCTAGCTATAACACTATCACAATATGCCCAATTACCAAATATACTTTCACACATTGGTGTACCATAGAATTTCACATTTTTATAAATGTATTCTTCATCAATTAAGAATTTTACTTTATTGTCTGTACCTTTCTCAATTATATCATATACTTGTTTATTCATCATTTTTTCAAAAAAGAAATCATGATTACCTGGTACTATTAATACTTTTTTACAATTTAGTTTTATTAACCAACTAATAAAATCAGAGAATACCCACTTCATCATTTGAGTATAATCTCTTTGTATTAATAAAGGTGAAAAGTCACCACATATACATACTACATCACATTTTGGTACATCTATTAAATCACCATGTATATCACTTAATGCTTGTATCTTTAGCATATTTTTCAAAATTTCTATTTATAAGATAATATAATAAATTATTTTGTACTACAAAATCTAATTGTACTACACCTTTCATATCCATAAACATAAAGATATTATATAAATAATCTTTTATTTTACTATAGAATCTATATGGGTACGGTATAAATCTTAATATTGGTAACGAACCTATAGAATTCACTTGATTAACGTACATAACTTTAGAGTTATATGATTCTTTCGCTGATTCAAGTAATATTTTCTTTTTATATTCTAAATCTTTTTTTGTACACTTACACTTATAAGATTCCCATTGTCCAGTGTTAGGCATAGTAGGAATATCCCATTTAAATTTACATGGTGAATACAAAATCACTTTACCCCTACAATCACCTAATTTTGGTATTTCATTACGAAATATTAAATTTTCATTTAATTTTGTACTAATTATTGCTTCATTTAATTTATTTACTAATGTTTCATCAGTGTATTTAGGTTTAAATACATATTCATGTTGAATATATAATAGTATTGTCTCTGTAGGGTAATAAGTTATATATTGCTTAACTTGTCTAAATATATCTCTTATCGTTAAACCAGTAGTACATATACCGTGACAGTTTATCAATTCATTATGTTTATTTAATCTTACTCTTATATCTAAGTATCTTATACCTACTAATAGTTGGGTATAAATATCGAAATGTCTATCTTGACATCTACCAGTAAAATTAAATAATTTACCGAATAAATTCCATTCTTTAGTGTCATTACATGTACCGCAATTATGTGAACCAGGTATTATTAAATCTGATAATGGAGTTTCATCATCTATATAACTCATCCATTTGCTAAGTTGTTTTCTCATATATTACCTTAATTTATCTATTAATGCCTGTACCTCACGTTGATTTTTTACTATATGTAAATTATAGTTATCATTGAATTGTTTATAAAGTTCGTATTTAAATAATTTCCATTTAAAAGGAAATACGTCATTAGCAAAGCCTTTACATTCTATTATATGAAAATTATTTTGTTTGTCAAAAAAAGTAAAATCTGGTGTATATGTCATAGGTCTAATCTTTTCATTACGAAAAGTAAATGCCGGTATGAGGATATATTTTTCCTCCTCATACTTTGGCATTATACCTATTTCTATAAGCTTATTATACGTAAATGCTTCTAATTTACTACGGAAATTAATACCATCAACAGTTAATGGGGTTGCATTTCGTATTTTTTTATTCATTCCTTCTTTATATCTATATTCAGATATTTAATAAGTTTATCCAAAGGTAAATCTGGGAATATTAAACGTTCTTTAAGTAAAGCATTGATATTATCAATATTTATCTCATTAAATTTAGTAACAATAAAATTATAAATTTCATCATTATTATCTTTAATATTATAATCTTCGATAATATCTTTTATAAATTCTGTATTAGTCTCTTCAAACTTTTTAATATAGCGAATACGAGAACATCGGTTAAACATATTTTCGTCTATATTATTTATTTTGTTTGCAGTCATTATTACTAATTTTTTAGCGGTTTTCTGTAATCCATCTAAAAATGTTAATAATGTTTTTGAATCGAAATTCTTTTCGAATTCATCAAATACTATACATACAGGTTGCGTAACTTCCTTAAAAAATTTAATAAGGTCATCACCATCTATTTCTTCTGATGGTATTATAATAGGTAATTCAGATTTCATAGCCATTATTTTTGCCATTACTGATTTACCAGTACCTTTTTTACCATATAATAATACGCCAGTATTCTGATCTTCTGTAGAATTTACATATTTAATTATATGATCTATAAATTCTTTTTCCTCATCATTATTGCGTATTTTCTTCGGTAGACTTAATTCACCGTTTGCTTTTAAACACGGTGCAGAAAAAGGAGGTCGTACCAAATCATATACTTTTCCTGCTTCTAAAGAACATAATTTACCTTTTGGAAACGGTCTGTAAATACCGTTATTTTCAATAAATTCTGAAATCATTTTGTCAATTTTTGTTTGAGAAAGTTCTGTACTTCTATAGTATTATTATCTCTAGTAAGAACATATTTCACATAGTCGCTAATATCTTTACTTTTAGCTTTTTTAGGTGTGAATATATAATCCAAACCTAATTTATGAAATACTTTCCTAGTATATTTCATACCAGCAATATCTCTATCGTAAAATAATACTATTCTTTTAAATCTCTTTCTTAATTCATTAATTACTTCATCAGGTATAGTAGCAGATTCACTTGGTGGTGCTACTGCTGTATAGCCTAATTCATATAAAGTCATTACGTCTTTTAACGACTTTGTTATTATAAGTAGATTACCTTTATCTGGTAATTGTTCATAACCTTGTATATCATAATTTGATAAATTACTACGCCATTTACTAAATTTATCAGCAAATGGTCTGTATATTTTATATTTATCAAATATTTTATATGCATACATAGGGTTATCAGGATTATATATACCTTTTACTTGTCCGTTACATAGATAATATTTTATTGAACTTACTGAAAATTTATTTAAAGTATTAACAGTAATACCGAAAGATTGCCAAAATGATAAATCAAAGTCATTAAACTCTTGTCTTACTACACCTATATTTGTTTCTATAGGTTTTTGATATTCATATTGTGTTTTTATTGTACTTGGTTTAATATTATTCATAATAAAGTAATATGCATCATAATAAGACTTAAGATTTTCAATTATTTGTACAAATTTTATACAATCTCCACAATAGTCTGTACCATAATCTTTAAACAATAATTTACCATTTTTATTACTTCTATATATACCGAAAGATGGATTAGTATCTTTTCTAAACGGACTATTATAAATATAACCAATCCTAAAATCACCAATATAACGCTTATAAACGTCATATTCTGAAACTTTATCGAAAAATTCCGATAAGTCTATATCAGTATTAATTATATTCTTTGTAGTATACATAGTTTAATATATTAAAAGGGGAATAGTATAAAACTACTCCCCTATTTTTATTTATTAAAATGGCAAATCACTTTTATTTTCAGTAATATCAGCTGCTATTTCAATCTTTTTAAATGGATTTTCAGTACCATTGTCTTCGTCAGCCTTAATTTCAGGTCTAACAAATTTATCTATAGATAATTTACTAATTTTAGATGCATTAGTAGGTATAGACATTGGTTCAATCCAAGTATATTTTGTATAATTGGGTAAAGTGGTATATCTTTTATCATTATATACTACTTTTATTCTTAACAATTTGCTCTTATCTGCATTATCAAGCATCATTTTAACCCAATCTGCAAACGACTTAAATGTTTCACCTTCGAATTGAAGAATAGACTTATCATAAAAACATTTCAGTATATCTAACATGCGATGTACTTGATTTGTTTGTTTATTTTTAAGCATTTCTTCAGTAGTTCTAGGACCCATTGTGGGTTCCCATTCAGTATGAACTAATTTTCTACCATCTTTTTCAAAGGTTAATTCAATAAAATAAGTTCCTTTAATTCCCTTATCTACTCTAACGCTAGTAAACTTAACATCTTCATGAATTCCTGCTTCGAGAAATGCTACATCTTCTTTCTCAATTTCGTTTGCTAATTTTGTACTAAACATAAACTTAATCAATTAATTAATCTGTCAAAAATATTTTATCCCAATGTGAAGTAATAACTCCATTTTCGTCTGATTCAGCTATTACTATTTCCTTTCCTCTTAAATGGTCAGCCCTTGCTTCAACTATACAATCACCACCACCATTAAAATTCATGATGGTTTGATTTTTATTACGATAAACATAACCTATAGCATCAGCATCGGCAGCAGTATATCTAGCAATTTTACCAGTAAGATCAAGTGACATTTCACTTAATTCTTTACCTTCTTTATTTATTAATTTATCTGAACAATGACAAATTAAAATAAAAGTAGGTGCAAGCGGTTTAAATATATCTATTATCTTTTGAAATGCTTTCTTCAAATAATAATAACCACTACCGTTAGGTAATTCTCGAACATCTGTTCCATCCCAGTTTTTACCCATCGGTGTTGCTTTATATAATTTTGCTGCATAGCTTAAGGCAACATCTTCAAGTTTTGTACCATTATCTATTGTAATATATTTATATGCATAACCGTTAATTTCTTTATTTTTCGCTTTAATAGCTTCTGCTATTTCTGCTAAATCATTAACTGTTCTTGCTTGTATAGATAATGCACTTAAAAATTCAGAACCATTTTCTAAGTCAATAATTAAATTATTATCTAACATAGAAGCTATGGTTGTTTTACCAGATTTAGGCTTACCAAAATAAATTAAGAATTTAGGATTCTTCGACTTAGGACTAGATTTTACTGTTGGTAATACTATCATATAATATAGTTTATACTTACTATATCATACTATTTTGACATTGTTTTGATAAGTTTTGTTATTATTAGAGAGATGATATGATAAGTTTTGTTATTATTAGAGAGATGAATACGTCTTCATCAATACTGACATAATAAACGTAGTTTTCGGTTCCGGTTTCTTCGTAAATTGCTTACGAGGAATAATGTCAGAACCAATCTGAATAAAATTATCATAAATCTTTACTGGTTGACCATTGAGTTTATAGTCATAACCAAGTTTATCCTCATCCTCTTCATCACACAAGAAATATAGAGGATGGTTATTTTTCGCATAATTTTCTAATCGATCAAGGAATAATCCCCATGTATTAGGAGAATAAATTGCAATTCCTTTATCTTTAATTTTATCAAATGATAGATCAGACCATGAAACATTATGATATTTAGATGTACCAAATGTAAGTACAGAGTCTGGACCAGCATATTGTACACCAGAATATGTTTCAGGTTCATCAATACCATCTATGGTTAACCAAGGAAACCGTTTTGTCAACCGTTCGATAATATAGTTTTTATATTTACCACCATCATTAGAAAGTTTAAATGCGAATTTGTCGTTAGCCATAATTTCTTTTTAATTTAAATTGTTTTCTTTAAAATCTAATTGAGGTAATTCAGCTACTTTAGTATCTTCTGGAGGTTCTTTTAAATTATTATACTTTAAATCATTTATAAATTTAAGTATTTTAACATCACCTTCTCTATTCTTCAAGAAATGCATATAAACCATATCTTTTACAGGTAAGTGTTTAACACCATACTCAGTTATACCGAGTATCTCAGGTCTATGGATTACTATAACATAATCTGAAGCTTGAAATATACTATCTGAAGTAGATAAATCACTTCTCATCGGATAATGTAAAGATGGGTTTTTAATCCTATCACTCTCTTCGATATTACGATTCATCTGTGAAAGTTGAATAATGCTAGTTTTACCTACTTTTTTAGCTTGCATAAATACTTTCTGTAAATCAGAAATAACTATTCGCTCACTATCACCACCTTTGTTTTTAGTTAAAAGTAGATGGTCAAGTATTATTACTAACCATTTATCTTTTGCTAAAGTACTTTGAAAATATTTGATAGTGTTATCTATTTGTTCAACTGTACCAGGAGTATCGACATAATAAATAGGATAATGACTAATGTCGTTAGCTACTGATTCTACTTCCGCAACTTCTTCATTATTTATAATCTCCGATGAACTATATAATTCTGAAGTAGTTTTTCTTAATTTATACGAAAGTTTTCTACCTACTTGTCTTGATGACATCATTTCAAAATTGAACGATATAATTACGATGTCGTGATTAGGATTAATATCAATCAAATCAGTTTCGAGTGTATTTACAAATGATGATTTACCACTACCACTTATACCTGCTATAGTGTAAATTGCATTTGGTTCAATACCACCCATACACAAACGATTAAATTTATTCCACCTTGTAGCCAAAGATGTAACTTTTTTCGTTTGTCTATCTTTAATATATCTAACAATTTCATTTGCAGCTACAGATATATGTTTTACTTCGAGTAGATTATTCGATTGTGTTTCCATATGTATCTTCTGTATCTGCTATTTTCTTTGCGTCTTTTATTAATTCTTCGCCTACTTGCCATTCTTCATTAAATAACCATCTAGGCATTCTTTTCATATAACGCATATTGTTAGTTTGTGTTCGATAATTGATTTCGGCTTTTAAACATTCGATAATATGTTTATGACGTGTTTCGCTTTTACCTACAATTTTATTGTAGTATCTCCTGCATCTATTTACATCTATTCTCAAATAATCTTTTGTACCATCTGGTCTGATTATAAGCTTAGGATATAAATCATAAAATTCGTCAAATAAATCACTATTATCAAATAATGAAGTAAATTTTTCTGTTACTTCTATATTACCGTCATCATCTGTCACTATATATTTTTTTGTCTTTAAACTGTCTATCTCTGCTTCTGTCATTGGGCTAACAGCAATGAAGTTTTGATATTCTTTTTGATTCTTCTTGTCCATTAGAAGTCTAAGACAAATTAGCTGATTTGCTGATAACTTTAGTCTTTTTAATGTATCTGTATCTATTTCTATCAGCATTTTACTTAATTTTAACGTTAAAAATAAGTTTAATATGATAGTAAAAGACAATGTTTGAAAATAGAACTTTGTTCCGTACCAACCGGAGCATTACTACTTATTTATATCGTAGAATGTGGGATTTACTTACAAAGCTATAATTATTTAAGAAGTGCGTGTTTACATGCTTATAGCTTAAATAGGATAACTATAATATACTCACAAAATTTTATAAAATATGATAATATCTTAAACTATGTTGTATAACTCTTAAATAATTATAATATGAATTATAATTGGATTCAAACCAATAAAAAATCACTACTGACACACAATACTTCTTTTATTATGTTACGTAGTAACATACCCTATTATATTATTCTTCATGATTTTTTCATTCATAAGTTTTGTTATGAATGTGCGTTCAGCATATGTTCTGATTCATACTCCGAATTAAATAACTCTTCAATTTCTTTAATTTTGGCTTTAGCCAAATTAGGTGTTAAACATTCACCATTATCAATATAAATATCTTTTGTATTTGATTTTTCTTCTAATTTTTTAGCATAACCTAATCCTATATTTGTATCTAATATAGAATTATAGTAACAAATAACATGATACCTAAAAAACCAAGGACTTATACAAGTAAGTAATAATGGTTTTATAATAGGTTCCTCAGGTTTTTTGATACAGATATTTATACTTAATGTACTAACGTCTTTACCCTTATATTTACCTGTATAACCCGATACAGCACATACATATACTCCTACTCGATAACCATTATTTTCAAGCATATCGGTAATTCTAATAGTAGTATATGTTTTATATAACATATCTTTATATGAAACACCACAATTTTCTGCAATATTTACATATATATTCACTATTCTGTTAAAACCTTTATTTTTATTTTTAACTCTTTTTACTAATGCTGGAAAACCGTCTAATAATCTATCGTAGTTTATATCATCACCATCTAATTCATCATATTTATAAACATGATTACCAGTTAACCAATTATCCGTTTGTATTTTCTCTAAGTTATCAAGTCCTTTGTTATATGCGTATTTACTTTTTTTTATTTCAGCTAAATCTAGTCCTAAAAAATTAACATTCTTCTCATTTGCAGCAGAAAAATGTTTCCACTTATTTCCAGTTTCTGTTACAATACTGGATGCTTCATAGAAATCATCAAGATTTTCAAATGTTTTTTTAATTACAAGTGTTTCCATATTTGATAACTTATGCAATTTTTAATTCTTGACAATTGTTTTTATCTTGTAAAAAATTTTTTACAATATTCTTTTCATTTTCAGACCAGTTTATTATTAGCTGTTCTCGCCAATCTTTAAAGAAATTCATTTTTAACTTATGTCCTGCTTGTATCATACGAGTACTTGCTATACGACGTAGTGAATTGTTTTTTATTATATCTCTAAGAGACTTAACATATTCTACTACTTCTTTGTCATATTTTTCTTCGTATGAGGTTGAATAATCAATCTCTATAATACCACCTATAAAGCGGTCTATAGTAGAGGCATCCAATTGATTATTTGCTACGTATTGACGATCCGCTCCCAAACCAAATGTATTACTAGTAGCTATTATAATACAATTTGGGTTACGATGAACTAATCCTGTTGTAGTCTCAATTTCATCATTAGCTAATGCTGCATTTAATATTTGTGCTACGCATGGATCCAATGCAGTCATTTCGTCAATCAATATAACAGATGGTTTCGCATAATATTCTGCAAACTTTGTAGATTCTCGCGATGGATACTTATAACCAATAAATTCAGTAGCCGAGGTCCCAATACCACACGATATGCATAAATATGGTAAATTTAAGGATTTAGCAACAGATCTAGCCATAGTAGACTTACCACATCCTGCTGGACCTACCATCCATATATTCTTTATACCTGAATTAATAACTTTAGATAATTTTTCTTCAGGTGTGAGTTCTGAAAAGTCAAAACACTTTTCTTTAAACTCTTCAAGATACTTTTCCCTTTGATTATTCTCATAGGCAACTTTTAGATTCTCAATGAAACTTAATATTTTTTCTTTATTAATTTCATAATTAAGAATCTTTGTAGCGCTGGTAGAAGTCTTATATGTATTACTTACATGATTAACAAGTTCTAACTTATTAGCGTCATATTTGCGTATTACTTTATATACGCCTAACATATTATTTAATCTCTTCTTCTTACCAGCAAATTTTATTGTAGTATTAATTTTACCAATGAATATGTCATTCTCCTTTAATACTTTAGGATCTAAATTATCATTTAGTTTAAAATTAGTAAAATCACTATCAATAAAATACTTACTTAATATATCTGATATTTTATTTGTCTCCATGTTAATTTGATACTTAATATTGATTATATGATTATAAACAACTAAAACAAAGTTAGTTGCCTTGGTTTCAATTCGTCTATTATTTTAATACATTCTTGTATATAGTAATTATAATTGATATGTCTTTCTTCTATTGGCTTATCATCAAATTTATTTAGTAATGTTACTGGACTAGCAGTAAGCATATTAGTTATTCTAAATTTTTCACCTTTCTTTACATCCTCATTTGTTATTTCATCAAATGTATCTGTGCTAGCTATTTGATATTTGAATAATTTATCACCACTAGTAGAGGCATAGAAACGATTAGTTCTTTGTTGTTCCTTACCTTTATATTCAACATACCATTGTTTACCTGTTTTTTCAGACATTAAAAAGTCTTTAATATCTGTATGCTCTCTTATAAATTTACTAACTGGTATATTATTAAGAAAATAAGCTTGTATTGCTTTAGGTATTATTTTTGGTGTTAAGCCTTTACCTAATATTACTTTTGTAATAAATAAACCTTTTTCTTTAATGTTACCGTTCCTTGTTACTGCAAAATAATCATTAATTGCATACTGATACATAGCTTTAAATTCATCTGTTTCCATAGTTAATTTACTTATGGATTCAAATTCTTTTATAGTTTTATCGTATTCTTCTTTTTTGTCTTTAGGACAAACTAAAAATAAACCATCAGTATTATATTGAATTATTCTACAACCTATATCTATTAACATTTCTGCTAACATTAATAGAAATAGCTGACCATTCATTCGGCAAAATATTCTATATGAGACGCTACTCTCATATACGTTCTCTTATGAACTGCTGCATATTACTATGCAGTTTAGACTATATCTTCTCCTTTTACCTTAAGCAGCAGTCAGGAGTTCCCCGTTTCCATTACCCATAGCTTGTAATGTACTCTCTTTCGAGATAGTCGTTGAGCTTTTTATATAATTATCGTATATAGACTTAACTTTATTTATAAAATCTTCTTTAGAAAATTTGTTTTTCATAATATTACACATTTTACAACATGGCACACAGTTTTCTTTAAAATATCCCTTAGTGGTATTTACTCTATCAATACCTGTAATTTTTTCATATTTGTCTCTATAACTGGATGTTTTCGTTATATTGGGTGCTTCTCCACAATATATACATGACTGTGTAATTATATTTTTAAATTCTTCTTCTGGTAAATTCCACTCTATATTTCTTTGTTTTGCATTATTCTTGTAATGTGTGAATACATTATAAAGTAGTGTATTTAAACACTTACCATGTCTATTATGAATGCAATTTCTACACTTTAGATTTTCAAAATTGTATATGCAGTCCTTTTTTTCTAGAAAATATTTCACCGCATTCTTTACATTGAATCAAATAATATAGATGAGTTCTATTACTTTTCTCGTAGCGGTCTTCATCAAATTTAATTATTTTGAATTTATCATTTTCTAATTCTAAAGTTTTATCTAATAATTTCATAATTATATAACTTAGTTACTGATTGTCCTTTTATATTAAAAACGTATAATACTAAAGGATGTTCCAGTAATTAGAGGAATTTTTTTCTATATATTTCTATATAGGCAGACCAAAATAAATCTGCATTACTGCGAATGGACTATACATCCAACTATATTGATTTTGATAATTACCAGTAACAGAATTAAGTAACAACTTTTTAGTTTTATCTTCAAGTTTTCTACCAGCTTTCTTAGCTGCTACTCTTTCATCGTATTCTGTTTTGTAAATATCAGCAAAAACTTTACCTAAATGAGGTGGTATAAAATCATATTTTAAAATTAATGTAGGATATAGGCTTTGCGCATCAGTATCTAGTAATAGTTCATTTTCATTAGGTATTATTATTTCTGGTTTGTTAATTGAGTGAAGACCACCAACACCTATTGATATTATCCTATCATGAAATATGAACTTTTTATTCCATCCATTCCTACCAGGACTTACTGTTAATGTTTTCATTTCATTTAGTAAATCCTGTAGTATCTTACTTTTAAACGATATATTTGGTAATATAACATCCTTAAGTCGTATTTTATCAGCCGGTGAACGTAAATTTTTAAGCGTTTCCCAGTCTATACCTGTTCTTCGCATATACTCTTTCTTTAAGAGCTCTACACCAATACCTACACCATCTTTACTTAAACATTTTATTCCTTGCTTATTTTCTATATCTAAACGTAACTCTATATCTTCACTACATAACATTAACAAGTTATAGGTAGATTCTACGTCATTAATATTATAAGCAATCATTTCGTCAATTCTCTCTAAAGGTAAAGCTTCATTCCAGTTTACATTAAACTCTAATACGTTATGATACATCATAGTTACTTGCATAGACTTTAATGAAACCCTTAGTGCTTTAGAATATAGCATTGTAAGTAAATCCAAATAGTCAAAATAGTCAGCATATTTCCACTTTAACCATTTACTATCATCTTCTTCTTTACCGGTTATAATACTAGATAAATTAAATAACGAGATACACATTCTATTAACACTGTATTCGTTATTACCGAAATAATCTATTATATAATTAATTATTGGGTTATCATAGTGAATATTATTATAACCAACAAAGATTTTACTTTTATCTGTGAAATATTTGATAAGGTCTGTTACTTCGTTCTTCCTTTCGGATATTTCGAATGTTGTTATTTCATTAGTTTCACTATTTTTAATAGTACATGAAAATACATTAGGAAATACCTCAACATCGAATACGTGACAAATCTTACCTCGTATTATCATTTCTCTGTATTATATATGGTTTGTGACTTAAAACAGTTATCAGCTATTTTAAGCCTTTCTAAGCGATTATTTTTTATTAAATGATATAATTTATCGCTAGAGATAAGAAAAGGGCAAATAGACGCTCTAAATGCCCTTATTTCTTATTATAAGTGTATTATTTCGTTAACAAAACCAATTTCTAATGCTTTATCTGAATTAAAATAAAAATCACCACTTTCACAAATTGCTTTTAGTTTTGCTTTAGTTAACTTAGAATTACTACATATAATATTATTAACAATATTATTTTGTAAATAATCTGTTTCTTTTATATCTGTCTTCATCTGTTCTAATTTACCATAAGTTATACTAGATACAGAATGTATTAGAAAACGTGAATTATCATAACATTTTCTAAATTTCGAAGCCATTAATATAATATTACATGCTGAGAAACATGTACTTAATACAGTAATATGAATTTCTGTTTTACAATTACGTATTATATTGTAAAGACTTATTGCTGCATATACACTTCCACCATATGAATCTAAATATAGATTTATAGGTTCTGCTTGATATATACCTTTATATACGTCTTTTACATAATCTCTTATTTCTTCATCTGAGTTTTCTATTTTCTTAATTTCAGTAATAATATCTTTGATATTATCTTTACTTATTTCTGCACATAAGAAAATATCTCTCTTTTTTATTGGTTCTAATGCCATAATCAAGCTGCTTTACTATTTGAAACTACTTTTGATACTAATTTTACTGTTGCTCTTTTACCGAATTTATTTTTATAACGTATTATACGCTTACTACGTATTTTTTCTCGGTGGAGTTTACTATAAACGCATGTACCTTGTTTATGTTTCGGCATATCAGCTAAAAGTTTAATACTTTCATGTTTTTTAACATTTGCCTCTTCCTCTTGTTTAGCTTTAATATAATTTCGTTTCTTAGCACGATTTGGCTTATCTTTTTCATGAGCAATGAAATTAACTATAGATTTACCTTTTATGTTCATTGCCTTTGCTTTTTCTAAATTAGTGCTTTGTTTAGTATTATTACTATTCAAAACTTTGGAACGAGATTTAATAAATTTCTTAAAATCTATTAATTCTTTCCATTTGTCTGGTCCATTATCACCAGCCTTTTTTGCTGTTTTATATTTTGTTATTATTATTTTATTTATTGTATCTGATGTTCTACTAGCATTTATATTAAACTTAGTATCTAATATCGGGAATTTCTTAGTAGGTATAGTAATATTAAATTTAGAATCTACAGTTAATTTCTTTATTTTATAATCATTTTCACCATTAGTATTGTCTTTTTGTAATTCTGCTATTTTATCTTCTTTGCGTTTTCTAGCTTCAATAGCTTTTTCTCCTTTTCTAAGACAATTCTTTTTATATCTTGCTTCTTTACGTTCAGCTCTATCTCTTATTCTTTTACCTTTTTCAGTAAGAGCTAATGCACCATTTATAATCCAATTACTTGGGTCTTTACTATCTCTACGAAATTCTGCGCCAAAATAATTTTCACCAGTAACAAATACTTCATTTATTGCATCTCTTGCTTCTTTATCTATTATATGTTTTAAACCTTTATTGATAATTTCATTTAGTTTCTTTTGATCATTAAATTTAATACTGGTATTTTCTGTTGTCCAGCCGTATATTTTTTTCTTATTGTTTGTTTCCATAATTTTGATAATTTATGTTTAATCTTTGTATATTAGGAGTTTATTAGTCGGTAGGGATAGGCTTAAACTATCACTATTGCCAATAGCAGGTCGTCCCTGCACTACCGTTAAATAAATTTAAGCTACTAAAGCAAGTTCATCATTATCCATTTCATATTCAAGTGATGCATTATTATTAAAGTCTATTAATTTAGTCTTTAATTCTAATACTTCTTTTTCTAGATCTTGTATTTCTTGACGTATAAAACGAAAACTTAATTGCTCAGTGCGATTGAAGTTTTTACCATATTTCTTACGTGCTACAGGACTTATGGTAGGTATTTTACGTAATTGTTGTATCCGTTCTTGTTTCTGCTGCAATTCAAATATTATAGGATATATAGAATTACCGAACTGTTCCATAGTTTTAAATCCCATATTTATGGCCTGAATCATACACTTTGTATTTATTACAGATTTTTCCATATTTTTTATTTGTTCGTATAATTCAGTCATTTTAAATTTACGTTTATAAGTCTTTAAAGCTACATTCTCTGCTCGTATACGTAACCAGTATTCATGAATATCATTTAATAATAATTCACGTTTTTCAATCAATTTATTTGCGGTTATTTTTAATTTTGGTTTAGTTGTTACTTGATTATTCATTTGATAATATTTTTTTGAAGTTAATACTAAACCTGAGTACCTGTTAATGGTAGTAAGGTAGGGGTCACACCTACAAAACAGTTAGTTTTTATCTTAGGACTTCTCATACTGCAAATATGCTGTTTATCCGGTCTTGATGTACTTAGTACTTCTTACTACTTTTTTATTAATTTTCATGTTTATTTTAATTAATATTAAATCTTGTTGCATTTTGTATTGGTTGTTTACTTTTTTCTTTAATTAAATAAACATATGCAGAATTAAATTCAACTTCTACATTACTGTATAATGTTAAATCGTATCCTTTTTCTTTATATTTACTTATAAATTCATTAACTCGTATATTAAACATATCCCAAGTTTCTGAATCCTTTTTAGGTTCTAGAAAATACATTTGCAAATCATTGTCATTCATATGAAAAAATAATTTTGATAATTAATATAATAAATATTTGTTAGTGGCACGTATCCACTCTATTGGCATCCATTATTATTTTTGGCTGTACATCACACTTTTAATTACGTGCCATGAAATACTACAGTACAATAATATATCATACTGTAGTATTGATTTTATTTAAAAACTCGATAAGTAGTCAGTTAATTTAGTACCATATTTATCACTAGGATTATAACCTGTTTCTAAGAACTTAATAACGTTTCCTGCGCCTGCTAAATGTGCAGCGCCAAGTAAACCATTCTCAGTAATATGATAACCATATATATATTTACCTTTGTATTCATCTATATATTTACGCAGGATAGCTCTATTGATATTCAATAATCTCATCATTGCATAGTCTTGCTCCGCTTCAGGAAATATATTGGGATTATCTCTAAAATCCTTAGTGCTAATATTATAACCAAGCATTTTTAGAGTACTTGGCATAAATTGGTATTTACCAATTGCACCTATTGAGTTAGTTAATTTCCAATTTGAACTGCTCTCTCTCTTTGCCAGTCTTAACGCCAAATCTGATAAATTAACTTTTGTCCGAGTTTTTACTCTTATTTCAGTATGCTTTTTAAGCTTACTAAGGTTATCTATTCTACTTATTATCATCTTAGAGTTAATGTTCATTTCTATTGGCGATGAACAAGTTAATGGTAATGATGATAATGTAAATACGATTAACACAAGAGTGTAACTTTTCACCAAATGTTTAAGCTTCCCCAAACAATTCAGTCATTTAATTTTCATAATATTTGTTTTAGTTAATACTTGGCTTGTATAAGCCGTTAATTGTAATCAATTAAACGACGTAATGAACAGTATGTTGTTAATCCGTAATGTTTTTACCTACTACTAGCCTTAAAACCTTTACGAGTTACATACACTTTTTTTGCCTTATCCATCTCAAAATAGTATCGTTGACCATCTGAAGTTTCAAAATAACTAAGTATTGTTTCACTATCAGGTATATCATTTATAGGATGATCCCTAACTAATTGCTTAGTTTTGCAAGCAATAAAGAATGTATTGATGATATTTTCCCTCCCACGAGCGGTATTAATATTATCACCAATTACTTGATTTAATTGCTTTAATAACTCTTCATTTTTGTTTTCACCTTTACCAACGATACAATCTGCTAACATGCCAGCAACTGCCATAAAGTCTACAGTAACAGTATCTTTACATAGTCGTGACCATAGCATAGATTTACTACCACCAGTAGTAACTGCACCATCCTTATGTAAAATCATTGATTTAGAACCTTCAAATAGTTTGAAGTTATCAATCATAATACCCAATAGCGATAGTTCAGTTTTACCAATAGCATTGATTGTATCTTCTCTCATATGCTATTGATTTATTCGTTTACTCGACTAATAAAGTTATCGCAAATATCACGATTTAGTTTATTAATCTGGTTAAGTGTTTCAAGCTGTTCAGTCAAAGACTTAATAGCTGCATTAATTGTTGCTTCTTCACCCTTATTATAAGAGTTAACTAAAGTTAATAACTTCTCAGGTTCTGAGAAAATCATCTTACAACAATCTTTATTCTTAGATTCTTCGATTGCATTAAGAACATTATCGTTTGTTGCTTTTGTCAAATCTTCATTTCGACCAAAAGTTAATTCAGGATCGTCATTGAAACATATTGCAATATCATTCGGTCGTTTTATAAAGCTAATACTACTAACAAAGATAGATTCAATAAAGAATTTCTTTATTGGTGAAATAAGAATTTCTCTACATCCTTGTTTCTTTTTCTCATTATAATCTAACATAGCATTATCAGTTTTGACTACAAATAGTTCACTACCGAATAATTCACGCATTTTCTTAATTTGTTCGTTGCTCAACGAGTTAATTTCTTGAGCTGTCATAGTTCCTGGTTTCATATATATTGTTTTAAATTGATTTTACACTATTTGATAATTAAAAAAGAAATGGGTTTCGGTTACCTCGTCTTATTAGACTACAAACTCCTCTATAATTATTACTTGTTATTATTGCGTCTACGACTGCTAACTTTCATATTGACACATATAGATTTCTTCCGATAGGTTTAAAGTGTAACCCTGAATTAAAATTGTTAAACACATTTCTGCCTTTACTATTTACTCATTATTGGAGATACTCATTCAAGAGATTCGGCTATGTGTACATTTTTAATAAAAATATAAAGTTAATATGTTAACTTATGAATATTATTTGAATAAAATTTGTTTATTATATTTTATAAGGGTTGTTTCTAATTTTGTTTATGCTTTGAAATAAAAATTGTTCATACTATTGGCAATGCTGGAGTCTCAGCTCATGCATATTAATAACCAATAACTATACTAATGATTTGTATTAAAACTCCTACATAAAAATACAATATGTTTAGTATTTGATTATTACTTTATTGTCAAAATAATAATATAGTTATTAATAATTACTTAGTTTTTATTTCGTATGATACGCATTACTACGCCTTGTTCGACAGCTATCGTCGCTGAAGTTATATTTACTTATAAGAAATATATAAAGAAATTAATATATAGTTACCAAAGGAGCTACCTTTGCCAATAACTTTATATTCTTACAATTTAAATTTACCATGCAGTACCTTTAGATTTGTAATATTACTAATTATAATGATTATTAGTAATAGCATGACTTAAAACTAGGATTTTCACCTATTAGCAAGATTACTTATTAATAACGTCTTTTACGCTGGTTTGCGTAACGCACTTTTACTGCTTAGTTATAATACCTGTTTCGCTTCAGCTTTTAAGCATTTGTATTGCGTTTGTGGTCTGCATTCAGTTATTACCTAGCAGGGGACATCCACTTATTTAAGTCCAATGGTTTTTTAATTGGTTTACCCACCAATTGTTTCGCCTTCATATCTCTACTACGACTTGTTATTAAATAACCACGCTTCGTTTTTTAATCATTGTGCTTCTGGTCCGGAAAAATAAGAAACGTTACTAAAAATAGCCGGACATCACCTGTTTAGAATATACTCTCAAAGTAGGTGTGAACATGAGTAATAATAAAGCTAATTATTTTGCTAGAATAATTATCAGTTGATTTGACTATATCGCCAGTCTTATCGGCAAGTTAATTTCCATAGAATTATACTGACATAAATTAACAAACGCCGTCAGTCTTAAAGTTCTATCAACTACCCCTCTATAAGAGAGCATAATTATCATCACAGATAATAAATATATACCAGGAAGCACACTATTTACCATAATGCACAGTCTCTACTACTGCTCCGGTTAACCTGTATACTACTGTCACTAGTATGGACATAGCCACTCAGCTTCATATATTTGTTGTTTCCCTTAAAATTATAATACCCTTCATAATACTTATTCCAATGTGTACCTCAGAAGTACCTAAGTATGAACACTAGTAAGCAAATAATACTATACTATGAGTTTGGACCTGATAGTAAGTATTTCGTAGACGCTTCACGGTCTACTCCCGTTTCGTACTGTATAGTACACTGCAAAGACGGTTCACAGTATATTTGTACATCACATGAGATTCGAACTCATGAATTTTGATAATCAGCCGCTCGTGTATGGTTTTCATCATTTTGATAACGATACCTGTACTTTAAAATACGATAGCTTAGTACAATCACTAAAGACACATTATTAGTACTATCTGCTGATGTACTAATTGGCGAATTCCTGTTCATTATAATCACCAGTCGGTTCTCATTATTAATGCAGCATGGCTATGTGTTCGTATACCATTTTACTTATATTTTTTCAGTTATAAAGTGTAGAATAACATATAAGTATATCATTATATTGTCTGACATATTCTTTGGGAGTATGCCGTATCGTCTAATCCTGTATCACTTTCATTAAATTAACATTATAATTACGTACAAATGTAATATATAATCGAATTAATTTAATCGGTACTTTCTCGTCTTGTTTTAAGTGGTATGTACTCCTACGAATCCACTACTCTTTATACCTATTTATATACCGTAGAGAGCTAAGTTAATACGGTCCCATCCTTTCATGTGGTATTTTTGTTAATCCTCGATATTTCAACCAAATTATCTACCATACAACAGTAGTATAATTACTATCAATTGTCTTATATTAACGTTAAAATTAAACATACTTAACACATTATAAATAGTAGGACTTACAATGAAGCTTGTAAGTAAGTATCAGTCATCTCTTTCACATCAAATGGTTCTACCTGTAATTTATTATTTACTGGTAATAATGGTTTTAAATTATCTGTTTTAATTACATATACTGTATCTGTTATTTGGTTAATTACTTGTTTTTTAACAATTGATGGCGGTGTATATGTTACGTTAATTTGTGGTAATTCATTATCGCTTAATACACGTGTATTGACTTTGTTATTTTTCATATCAAAATCTATATCAATTGAACCAACAGGTTTAGTGAAGTCTATATTAGTTGGTAAAACATTATCAGCTAGTGGTGAATTAATTTCGACTCTTTTAGGTTCGAATTCACCTATGGTTTCCTGTCCAATGAACCAGCCCATCACGGCTAGTAAAGGTAAGACTAGAATTGTTACCGTTTTCATAACATTGACTGTTATTTCTTACTTTTTTTCTCAGATTTCTTAGCACTTTTCTTATCAGTATCCTTAGAAACCTCTGTAGATGCCTCTGTCGCTTGTTCTGGGGCTTTCTCAGCCACTTTCTCCTTTTCAGTGGACTGTTGTTCCACTTGTGGTGTTTCAGTTGTTTCTACAGGCTTATTTTCGTCTTTTTGTTCTTCAGATTTTTCTATTGGTTTTTTATCATCTGCATTAGGATATTCACCATTAGGATAATCTGCTTTATCTACGTATACAGAAAGACGATTATCTGAAGGATTATATAAATTTATAATACTTTGAAGTTGTCTAGCATATTTGTCTTTATCAATGATTTTGTGTTGGCCTTTACCTTTAAGTACTGGATATAAATCACTAATCATTTTGTTATTATATCTGATACGTTTTTTAAGTATATCTTCACCGTTTTCACGAATAAAGTTCTCTAATTCAAACATACTTTCCATTTCAGATCTGAATAACTCAGAACTAGTATTATTAATGCAGCCTTTATCCTTACAATCAAGATTTACAATATGTGTTACTAATGCTGCTATATCTTCATCACTTAATTTACTATTCAATGATTTAATATAAGTATGCAATGGTACTATAGTAGGAAATAGTTCATATTTAGATAAACAAGTAGCTATGAAGCCATTTATTGCTTCAGACCGTTTACCACCAAAGCGTATAACATTGTCAAATGCCTTAGTGATGGACATATTTTTATATTGTTCTGCTTTTGTATCATCTTCTTTGCGTTTAAAGACTCTATAGGATCCTTCACGAAAAATATCTAGTGCTTTTAGTATTAATGCTGGATGTGCTCCTACATCTGTTATTTGTTTAATACCATTAATAACATCTGATAATTCTGTAAATTTATTAACATCAGGTAAGTATTTAGCCATAGGGTTTGTACCCTTTTGCTTATTTTTACTTTCTGTTATTTTAACATCACCATCTAAATCTTTTACTAAAACAGGTTTAGTTTCTGTAACATTTAATGTTTCTTTAATTTCTTGTTCCAAACCCTCTTTAATATCATTTAATTTAGATTCCGGTAATATTTTGTTTTCAGGTACTACTTTAGACCAATCAATTTTTAATTGAAGTTTATCATCAGTCTTTTCTGTTTCAAGACCTAATACTTTTGCACCTTGTAACAATTCTTCTTCAGAGAATAATTCAGTATTTAATGAAATAAACTGTGAAAATTCTCGTAGTGTTTGAGCGAAACAATTCGCCTGAAATACTGTACAAATATGCCAAATACACTCGAAGTTTTTACGACGAGTATCATCGATAGTAATTGTACCATCAATATATGATTTTATATTATCAGCAAATTTCTGTATTTGCGTCATTGACATACTTGGTAATTTAGATATTTTTTCCATTATTTTATTAAAATTTTGATAATTTTATATGTTAATTATTTAGGTTACTAGTACTCTTTACTCCCGATTAAATCGTAAATGCTAGGATGTATTATTTATATCAGGAAGTCTAGGTGGCATACCTTTATAATTAGTTAATAACACGTTGTCATATATAGGATATGATTTAATTACTATTGTATCATATTCTAAAACCTGACCCAGTAATCCCGATAGGATACATTTACTTACTATTGCATGACTATTTAACATCGTACAACTGATATTAAATATATCTTTAACAGGTTCAATGTAGTTTATTACTGTGGATTTTAAAATATTATTATAGCTAGTTTTACCTACTTCAGTAGTTACTCTGTGTGTAGGTTCCTTAGCATTTTCATTTAAATACGAATAGTAAATCATATAACTAAATATGCCAAACAAAATGCTTAATAAGGCGATTGTAAACATTTTAGTTGATTTGCATAGTCTAGCTATTACTACACAAGTAACTAAAATTAATGACAATACACCTATAGTATACATAATTGTTGTCATAATTGATTTAGTTTTTCGTTAATAATTTTTATTAATAGTTTTTTGGCTTTATATAAATAAGATTTTACACATCCTATAGATATATTCGCATGTCTTGCAATCTCTTTATATGAAAAGCCATTATATATACGCATCTTTATTAAAGAACCGTATAAATATGGTAATTTATCTATTGCACTACGTAATATTTTTGATTCTTCTTCATAGATAATTTTATCTTCGGGAGTAATATTATCTGTGTATGATAACTTAAGTGTAGAATCATTATTATCCATAGAATCAATAGTGTACCTTTTTGTTTTTCTGATAAAATCTATACTGGTATTATTTGCTATTGTTTTTAACCACATCTCGAATGATATATCTACATAGTACTTTTTTAAATTCTTAAATGCTTTAATAAATACTTCTGAAGTTAAATCATTTGCTACATCATAATCTTTTACTATATTTAATATTATAGTATTTATTAATTTGTAGTGTTTTTTATAAAGATATGATATTGCTCTTTCGTTACCTTGTTTAGCAAGTTCAATAGCATCTTTCATATTATAAATTTTAAAGTAAAGGTTAATAATTCTCACGAACACGATAACCTTCAAATTTCATTAAATTCTATGAGGCATATAAAACCATTTAACAATCTGTTGACTGTTATAGATTTTACCTGATGCTGTTTTCCAGCAAAATGGTAAATTATTTAATTCTGATTGATCACCATGCATCATTACTCTTGATCGTAGTACTAATTCATCAGGAAATAAATTTAATTTTTGTTCCTTATATTGCATAATACTTCGATTAATAGTTACATAATAATCAGCTAATTTACCTATTTTCATTAATTTACGTTCTTCACGACTAATACCGCGAATACAACGTACGGTTATTACTTGTTTTGGATTAGTATTATCTGTATCATTCAAGATACCTATAACAAATACTTCTTCATCTTCTGGTATATCTTTACCATTTGATGAATCGTGTATTTTAACTCTTGGTAACTGCATAATTAAAAGTAAAATGGTAATTCGTTATCTACTTCATTATATAGTGGCATTACTACTCTTTCATTAAAGAAATTATAAATAAGTTCATTTATATCTCTTATTTCTTCATCACTTAAAGACTTAATATTTTGTATTATATTTAAAGTAATAGTACGATTTATATTAGCTTTATTAATCATTTGTGGTAATGTCAATCTATTTTTAACGATAAATGAACCTTTATACCATACAGGATGTCCCATATTCACGTAATCTAAATATTCATCTTCTAGTTTACGTAATAATGGTAATAGTTCAGTATAATGTTCACTTATTACGTCATTATTAGCTACGAATTTTTGAAATTCAAAGCATCTTAATTCGTTGGTACTGACCATATAATTTCATCTATTGCGTATTTATCAGTATTCCTTAACATATCTATACTATCTGGTAGATTAGACATTAAAAAGTATAATGATACAATAAATACTAAAGAAATTAAAATATAACTTATAGTATGCCATGCGTGCCAACCTGTATTAACATTTATAATAAGTGGGAAAATTATAATCAAAAACAAACTTATAGCAAATATACATAGTGGTAATCCTATCATCCAACTAGCATTATCTATAATAGATTTTCGTACTTGTGTATATAATTCTGATGCAGATTTATTGTCATAAGTTGTATTAATATAATTTTCTAGTATTTTTACTTTTTCTAATGCAGCTTGACGACCTATTGTAGTTAATTGTTCATCAAATATAATTGATTTAGCTGAATTATTAAATACAGAGTCTTCTTGTGTCAATTCAATATCGTTTGGTTTAACTAATTCTGTTGTCTTGTCTTTTGAATCACAAGCAATAGTTATTAACCAAATAAACAAGCAGCATAATGCTACTTTAATAAAGTTTTTAAAAGAATGTTTAGTCATTTTTTGATAAAATTTAAAATGTTTATAAATAGATTTAATTTAAGCTTTTTCACATTTAGGTTCTTTATTTGCATTACTTATAATTTTTCTTATAATAGATTTTGTTAAATAATATTCATTCGCTATTAATTCTATAATATCTCCATCACAGTCTCTACGTGAGTCTTCTACAATAGAATCCTGTATTTTTTTAGGAATACTATCTAATGGATTAGTAATATATTCAGTAAAATTAGGAAATCCGACTGAAGTTAATTTTGTCCATTCAAAGTCTGTGTGTTGAAGACTAATTAATACAGTATTATCTAATAAATCTACTTCATTAAAGTAAATAAGTTTTGTCAAATTTATTGCAGTCTTAACATGTAATAATGGTGCAAGACCATATAATACTATAAGATACTGTTCATTTGTTTCTTTATGTGTAATTAAGTACACACCTTGTTCTAATTCTTTCATTTTGATAATAAAATTTTAATTGGTTAAAAACTACTGTTCTTTTGGCTTATTACGACTAAGCCATGCTTCAACTATAGCTAGCATTTCACTATAATTTTTATTAAAGTGTTTTGCCATTCGTGCTATATTAGGCATGTCATTACCTTGTTCAAGCATTTTAACGAATTCTTCACGCTCTTTCTTACCATTTTTATGATCAAAGCGTATCCAGTTTATTAGTTCCATTTGATATGAATTTTAGTTTATAGTACGACAGTGGGATTCGAACCCACAACTCAACCTTATCAGTGTTGTGTTTTACCATTATAACTATGTCATAAAGTACCCTAACTTTCGTATTTAGCACGTGTAATATCTTACGCTGCTAGCGTAAAATTTACATAAGGAATTGTTTTGCCATTTATTTGGCGGGTTGACCTATTCGTTTTCATGTTGTCGTAGTCAAAATCCTGTATGCCCCGAATAATGTTTGTTATTTTGTGGAGCATGAGGGCTAAATATTTTATAACGATAATAACTTTATATTATATTCGTTAACCTTCTTTCGAAGGACAAGTTGGAAAAACTTGTTTATTTACGGACTATCTCATCATCTTGCAATAATGTTGCTTAAGATGTCGGACGCTCAAGCTGGTTATTAAGGAAACTCTATTCCTCCAGTAGTCTCTGCACTTTTTCAGTATGTATACTGAACTTAGCTCAGGATTGGCATGTAAAAAGTATCATTTCTGAGCATTTTTTATTTAGCTTTCCCTGAATTCATCCGATTTTTTCATTATATATTTCTATATAAGCGAACCTTAGATTCGATTCGAACCCTCGTTCTAACGACCAATCCAACGACCTAACAGTCAATCTCTTTAATTTTTTACATTCTTGATGAACAGAAAAAAAACTAATAATAAATATAATTCTCAAGTAGCATAAAGCATTAATTATCACATATATTAGCACTAAGGCATTAAAATTAATACACTGCTGAGCATATATGATGAGTATATTAATTAGGTATTAACATAAAGTATTAACATAAAGTATTAACCTTTGATAATTACTTAAAGATATTATACTTACTTATATTTTATTGAAGATTAGAATTCCCAATCAACAGCACTAAAATCTCCATTAAACTTATCTTTCAGATTTTTTAATTTAGCGTTATAGGTGCTGCGTATCTCCGTTATTTTCTTCTTTGTATTTGCATCACCTGTTTCAATAAACTTATTTTTTAATTCTGTGATTTGTTTAAGAAGTTCTGCTGAAAGTTTTTCATAAGCACGTAAATAACGAGTACGATTGAGTGAAATTTTAATTGAATACTCAAGAGTACTTAATATATTCTTTGCTTCATCTATTTTACGTTTACGTATTATTTCTTCATTCTCCTCAATTGCAGCTTTAACAATATCATCCATAATTGTAGTAGATTCTTTTTCATCATTATTAATCATTACTTCAATTACTTCATTTGTTATTTCTGCTGCATTCTTAGTTACTTCTGTCATATTATGTAAATATTAAGTTAATATTATTTAGGAGTTTTATAAGTTATGTGTATTAAAATCAATTAATACACATAGGGATGACCACCACATATAATAGTATAATGGCGAAATACTATTAATAATGTAATTTGTAAGAACGGTATATAATACGTTGCTGTTTAGCAGTTAATATAACGTCTTGTTGACGATTGTTAGTATTTACTATTAGTTTAGTATCCTTACGTTTTTGTTCAACACTTGGTTCATACGTACAATCATCACACCAACCTTTATTAGGACATTTCGGACCACATGTAGTCTCGCCTGAACTTATTTTTTCTGTCGTATGGTTGTAGTTTTGCATGTTTTCTTTTCTTTTGATAAGTTTCGTTATTAAACTCTCTGTTCTTTCTGTCATTCTTTGATTTACCCATAATTATAATTCGTTATAGTACAATTTATCAGCAACATCTAATACTTCAATAGTAAAGTTAAATGATGCTAGTATAGATAGTAAACGTCTGTCGTTTTTAGCCCTAAGTAATACAGCTAAATCATCTTTAGTAATATTACCTAGCATATATGATTGAGTAAGTTTAATATATGCTAACATATACTCCCATTTTGATTTAGGCTTGGTACTTAAACCAATTCGTTTAGCTATACAACGAGCTGTAGTACGAAATTCACTAAAGTAACTTAATTGTTCTTTTTTCTTCTTTTGTACTACTTTAATAATTAATGGATTTTCTACTGCGTATTTTTTAATTATACGTTGAACATCTTCAGGCATTTCATTAACGGTCATATCACCTTCTTCAAGTATGCCTATTACTCTTTTTGGTTTTTGAAACATTTTAATTAGTTTTAGTAGTTTTTGATAAATACTTTTTACATATATTATCTGGACTTGTTATTTTAGATTTATATTTGCAATACACATGCATATATGAATTATTGTCCAAATATAAGTTTTTGCTATATATACAATTTGCGCAACGATTTTTAACTGAATATACTTCGCGATGTTTGTAATGAAGTTTAATTAGTATAATTGATGCTACAAGTAATAGTATAGCAATGGTAATTAAACAGTAAGAGATAGTGGTCATTTTACATAATATTAATGGTTTAAAATTAATAATAATTAAAGCATTAGTTTCGTATTAAATACTACTTATCTACCTTGCCACGTAAAGGCTGCTTTATTAAGGTAGGCATACCAACTCTAGTATAATATTTATATAGTATATTAATTATGTAGAGTCAGTATGAGCTATTCTCATGTTTATTCCGTATCACATAGAAATACTAAAATACTCTCGCTACTACTCATGCATAACCTATTTTGATAGTAGGTTAGTAGGATAAAGAGTAAGTTGTTAATAAATAATTTAATGTGGTATAACCCACAGAGTCACTTACACGGAAAATAAGTGCGAAAAAAAGGACTACCAATCTTGTCAAAATTAATAACTATAAAATACACAAGCGTCTAGAACAAAAAAATAAAGAAATAAACCTGGTTAATACTAATGTTAATTATAATTGATTGGTAGTCCATAAATGTTAATATACTAAGTTTTTGAAACAATAATCAGTTGTCAATATGTTAGTATATTATTGCATTTTACACCTAAAAATTTATACTATAATTAAATAGTATAAATAAAAACTGGTGTCCTCAATGTCTTGGAAAGTTATTGAGTTTTTTTATTTGTTAATCTTAATTTTAAGGAAATATTTATTTTATTAAAGTAAGTAGCCTATTATCACTAACAAGCTACTTTATATACATATACTAAGTTTATTGGACAGTTATGTGGCAACGAAAATAAGAAAAGTATAAAGAAACTATAGTATATGTATTATTGCGATAGACAAAATTAGTTTTATATTTTATCTGTCATAGGAATTATATTAATGAGTTCTAGGGAATGAGTTTTGTTAAAAAGTATGAAGCGCCATATATTATTACGACGCTTCATTTGGTTAAGCAAATGGGTTCTGATTTTGGGGCGGAATAGTATTGGACACATTATTTACCCCATTATTTACCCCATTATTTACCATATCATTTGGTTGTGTAACTTGCTGATTTACAGGCTGTTGCGGTGCTGTAAAATCATTCATTTCAGCAGTTTCATTGACTGCTAAACGACAAGTATTACGCATAATTCTTAGTGCTAAAGTACGTGCATCATCCTTTGCATTACCATCAACAGACAAAGGTACAAATACCTTCATTGAATTGTATACAATAGGCATACCATTCATGTCTGATATAACTGCATTAGGGTTAATGTTACCATTAACATCAGTCTGATAGCGATAGAAATTAGGTAAGTCTTCAACAATTACAGTTTTACCTGCAAAAGGTGGTAATTCATCATAATTTCCTTTAGCAATACAGTCCTTTAACATAGCCACTTGTTTAGTTTGGTCAGGATTAAAGAACATAACATAAGTTACGCGGTCACGACCAGATGACCAAAAATCATTCTCAGGATACATACGTAATATTGCATATTCCCTACCTGCGTTTCGTTTACCCTGCTCAACTACACGCATTTCAATGTGATTAACTCGATAATTCATATGATATATATTTAATGATTAGTTATTTCGCTATTTCTGCAAGTCAGGTGCTTGATTAGGTACACCAGTAAGATAAATAATACCACTTAGGATATTACCTACCTTACTAATTAATTACAGTGTCTTTAAGGCTAATTCTGTCATTTTAACCTTAACTTTCTCACGGTCTTCAATACTCAGTGGTTGAGTATCTAACATGTATTGTAGCGCATTTATACGCTTAATACAGTACTTTGTCAAATTGATTTTTGTTTACCATAGCTATGATATTATTAGTTAATAAATGAGAGTATACTAAGTACTATTGCAATTAATAACAGTAAAGGTAACATAAGACAAGTTACATTATTTACTATGTGTTTATTATTAGTAAACACAACAACCATTACACATACAAATAAGCCAGTAATCAGTATGTAAGTAATTACCTGTAATATAAATATTAGTATCGACATAATATGAAGTATTTGATAGTTATACAAATTTTGACTTTTACTGTTAATGTACGGGGGTACTTTCCCTGTTTGTGCACACCGGGGACATGATTGGGTACAGGTTAATGCGCAACATGATACATATTACAATATAATATTAACACGTAACATAATATGTATCACAAGCTTAATGTATGACACGATGTGTAACACGATACATAACATAAAATTACTACATAAGTGCAATTTTTTAACGTTTTTAATAGCGCTTTTTAATTAAATTATTTTTCATATATTAGTAACTTTATATTATTTTGTACGTTATATATAGTGACGCACGACTGAGTAATCAGCGTATCCCCCATGAGGGCGAAAGTAGTTAGTGGGGCAGAAGTCGGGTGTAAGTTAACTATACTTTTGGGAAGGACCCAAGTAAAAGATAGTTGCTGAGTGTCCCCGATAGCGTCGAAAATTGGTAATGTATAATGACCGGCATCGTGGTTACGGTAATTACTTAATAAGTAATAGGCAAGTAACTATGTGGGAGAATGGGAAAAACGATGGTGGGTGGTAGTCGCTTAAGTATTACGGCACAATAGAAAAAATACTTAGTTATAGCGATGACGTACAGCGGTAGGAAGTCATTACTTAATGAAAGAACTCATCATTTACTGGTTATGACAGTTCTTTAAAGTGGTATGGGAATGCCGCTTTGGGGAACGTCGTGTCTTTTTTAAAGAGTTATGTTAAATAAGTTAATTGAATTTAACGTATTAATTACTAGTAAAGAAGTGTTTGATAGTAAACATAAACGTCGTACAAGACGTTGGTCTTACTATATAAATACTTTTGATGAATATGGTAATTACGTTAATGTCTTTTACTCTGTAGTTACTTACAGTACAAAAGACATCGCCAAGAAGTATGCCCGTAAATATTTAGCTAAATATACTAATTGTAATGTACAGTTTGATACTTTAATTAGTGATTATACTAAACCTAAACGGGTACTTGTATCAAATGGGATACAAAGGGCAATTATAAAAATTGAAGAAGAATGATACTAAATAATGATATTGGTGCTGCTAATTTTGCTGTAGTATACATAATTATAGTGATACTAATTTGGCGTTTATTTATATATCGAAAAAATAAACGAAATTGGTAACATAATTATAATATATACGTTAATATATTAAATATAAATAATAATATGAATAAAGTAGCAGACCAAGCAATATTAGACTCGGTAGTAGCAGGACTACCATACAAAATGTGTAAAGAATTATTAGTTAAGCCATTACCTGTAACAATGGTTAAACGTGAAATGATTGTACCTGTTGAGACAGGTGAACGTGACGCTGATACCGGTGCTAATGAATATGATACAAAGAAAGAAATTAGGGAAGTAGAATCCTCATTACGCGAAGGAATTATACTAGCTGTACCAGACATAGCTAAAGGTGAATTTAAAGTAGGTGAACATATCATATTCCCAATGAAATATGCTTATCCATTTGATCTCTTTAAAGACTCTTTACTGGTTAAAGTACACGATGTATTAGCATATGTACAGGTAATTGAAAATGATATTAACGTTACAGAAATAACAAGTAATAATGGGACAGAAAATAATAACGAACAGTAAGATATTACAACAGAAACTCAAACAGGGTTTTAAACCACTAGCATTTAATTGCTGCCAATTGTGTAAACATACTGAAATATACGGTCAATCACAGGATCATTTACGTTGCACATACAACCCTAATCATGTATTTGCTGTAGATGCCTTTAGTGTATGTAAGAAGTTTGAACAAAAATGAAAATTGCAGTATATACTGATGGGTCATGTAGGTTTAACCCTGGTCCAGGTGGTTGGGGTTATGTTATAGTAAACAATGGTCGTGTAGTTGCTGAAAAATCAATGCCATTATTTCGTTCAACTAATAATCGTGCTGAAATATTAGCTGTAATTAATGCGTTAGCTAAATTATCACAGGACCCTAAGTTAGCTAAACAATCAGACCTAATCATATATACTGATTCATTATACGTAGCTAATCCCATAAATAAAGGGTGGTTAACAGAATGGGTTAAGACAGATTTTGCTGGTAAGAAGAATAAAAATTATTGGTTGCTTTTACGTTCACTTATGACTAAGTTTAAGTCATGTACTTTCCGATGGGTTAAAGGTCATAAACAATGTAAATACAATAATCGTGCTGATGAATTAGCATATGAAGCTAGTAATAAGGCAATTGCTCGTATGAAACAAGCAATAAAAGACAAATTGTGTAGTTGTGATTAGGTAAGTAGTAGGGTTATCATTAGGTAGCCCTACTTTTTTATTATTTAAAGGTTACCTTTTACTGTATAATACGTTATATTATTAACTAAATATTTATTATGAATATATTTGAATATATCGATACATTAATAAGGCATTTTAAACAAAATCGTTTACATAAACATACTTTGTTACATACATTAAAAGCAGACTCAAATTGGCGCTATGCTAGTTTAGAATCACCAGAAATAAAGTGTTGTAATAATTGTTTATATTATAAACGACCATATAACAGTAGTAAGTACTATTGTACTAAACCAGCCAAGTATATGTTTCCTACTACTAGTATTAATCATTGTGATAATTATAAACGTACAAAATGGGCTTAGCAACACCTAAAGAAATTGTGGGGCAGCAAACCAAAATGAACTATACAGTAGCAATACCACATTGTTGTTTCACTTGTAAGTATAGTATACATAATGGTAATTTTGGTATAGATTGTGTTTTTAATCCTGAAATAAGGTTTCACACACAATCATACGCAAGTATATGCGATAACTACAAAATGAAAAATAATTTAATACTTAATAAAAATGATAAATAATATTACTGAATTTAAAGTTATTGATAAAGAATTTGGTTATGGTACAGAAATAGGTGATAAATTCACTTATGATTCAAAAAATAAAGTATACAAGCATGAGAGTAATTCAGGTGAATCTACTAAAGATTATACCTATACTACACGCAGTGAAATAATATTATCAGATTCAATCGTCGGTAGTAATGTACCTTATATAGAAGTAACTAAAAGGCTACCATATACTAAACAAAATGAAACTAAAACAAATACACTCGAGAAAAAAATTAACGAACGTATAGCAAAATATAATGATGCTATTACTGAATTAATAGAAGATACAGAATATAATCCATTTCGTGATACTAAGGTTAATGTATACGCAAATATAGTAAAAGAATTAAATACCTTGCTGGATTATATTAAGTAATGAACAAATTTACTAAACGAGTACCAAAACATAAATTATATATAGAGTATGTACGAAGTTTAAACGGTCTTTTACACCTTACTGAAAAAGAGATTTTATTAGTATCAGAACTAATAAAATTAGATGTAAATTACATTAAATTGAAAGGTATACCTAAGAATATAGTTAATACTACAAATAGGAAGTATATTCAAAATGCTATAGGTATAAGTAAAGATAATTTAAGTAGGGCAATAAAGAAACTAAAACTGAAAGGTTTACTTATACACAACAAAGAGCGTGGTGAAATAATAGTAAACCCTGCTTTAATACCTAATATAATTAATGACAGAGTACAAATAACGTTAATTATAAAAATAGGGGAATATGATGAGAGTACCAGCGGGTAGTTTTGCAATACGTGAAGTTTTAAAACCTAGTCAAAAGGTTATTAAATTTTTCAAAAGTTTATTCAAAAAACAACCCAAAAAGTATAATTGTTTTTTCATTTACTGGCTTGATGATATAGGTGTACCATCGCAAGACGAAGAAGTATATATACCTAGGAAACCATACAGTAAAATGGAAAAGAAAAAACTTATTGAATTATTAAGTAAATATGATATAAATGATTTTGAAATGGTAATAAGTGTCATAAACACAATAAGACCAAATACATTTATACCTAACGCAAACATAAAGGACATACGCACGAATAAGTATTACAAACTATTAGATGAATCAGATATACAATACGCTGGCTAAAAAGTATAGTTTAGATATACGAATTATCAAAGAGATATGTGCATCCCCATTTAAATTTACACATAAAGTAATGGCAGATAAATATGACACCAAAGGGTTGATGTTTGCTTACTTATTTAAAATAAAATTACGTAATAAATTCAAAGATGACAAAACTATTTCAGCTAGAGTAAAACAATAAACTTATTAAAATGCTATATTTAAAATATAAAAGATTCGATTCTACTTTCATTACTTATTTTGAAAACGAGCAACAAAGGGATCAATTTCTTGAAAATTTGTATAAAACAGCAACGTCAATAAGGAAAGGATAATATATTTAAAAGCAAGTAAAATGAATATAAAGTTATATAAATTAGATGAAAGAGCAAAGTTACCTACTGCAATAGATAATACTAATACTGTATATGAACTTTATTCAACAGAAATAACTACTGAAGTTGGTGAAGATGCTAAATTAATATTAGCATATCATGTGGGATATAGTATACATATATTACAAGGCTATGTGGGTATAATAACACCTAAATATGATGTAGCTAAAAAATCTATAACTCTTACTGATTCTGCCACTATTGTAACTTCTGATAACAATAAACCGTTAATATTAAAATTTAAAGTAAATACTGATTCAGTTCCATCAATATTTAAGCCTGGTGAAGGATTTGCTTATTTAACTATTGTTCCTGCAATAAGAACTGAATACGAATTTGTTACAGATGAACCTACAACGGAAAATAGCACAACTACTAATATGGCTGAAACAGCAGAAGAACTAAATAATGATATAACAGTAGAATAATGTTATTTGATATAGTTAATGGAGAAGTGGTACTTTCTCCTGAAGCATTAGCTATACCACCATTTAGAAAGCTGTGGGAATCACATAAGGATAAGAAACTTGCTCAACGTAAAATAGAGTATATAGTTTTTATGTACAAATGGGATACTGTATATAAAGGTTTATCTCCTGATAAAAGAGAAGAAAAACTAAAAATACATTGTTTTGATGATGCTAAATATAAGATTGATAATGAAATGAAGGAAGTTATTGATGAATATGTAGAACTTCAAAACACAATTAGTACTAGACTATTACTTGCTGAAGAAGAAGGTATAGAATATATCATACGTCAATTTAATTCAATTAAATATTTAGAAGGAAAAGAAGATAAGTCTGGTAAACCACTTATTGATCCAGATAAAGTCGGTAAATGGATGGATAAAGCTAATAAAGCAATAGACGTAAGAAATAAATTACTCAAAACAGTACGAACTGAGCAAATAGAGTCAAGTAAAGTAAAAGGTGGTACAGATATAGGTTTATATGAGTTACCCAAACGATAAGTTGTATAATACTATACAATAGTATAAACTAAATTATAATAGTACCGTTAATAATATAAATATTAAATTAATTTAATAATGGAGGAAACAAAGAAAACTAGTAAGGAAACAAAAAAGAAACCTACTAAGGATAACAAAGTTCCCGCTAAAACTAGATCAAAGAAAGCGGTAGAGAACGCTAACACAGCAGTAGACGTTGAAAAGCAATCAGAAATCATAATCAGAGATTCTGAAACAGGTATTGAGGAAGTAGTATCATACGATCATACTCCTTGGTATGCAGATATAATGATATGGTTAGGTTGTAATCTTAATAATTTATCTGTGTGGATAATCAATAAAGCTTTAAAATATACAAAATAATAAATTATCGTAGTTATGGTAGATTTTAATAAAGTATATCATAATTCGGATAAGTTTAGACAGGCTGCCCTGCACTTTAAAAAGTGTGGGGCTTTCTGTTTAGCACCTATAGGTACTTCTGAATATATGGAGTTTTGGGATGAAGAAACAAGACGATGTTTGGAAGGATATAGAGCACCAGATGGGGATTGGATTTCAGGTTATAATTATTTTTATTTAAATTATTGTCCTATACAACGTATAGTAAGAAAAGAAATAACAAATAGTAAAGGAAAAAAAGTAATAAAAAGAGTAAAGGACCTAGAATTTCCTGACTTCTATGATTATGACAGTTATTTTTTTAATGCTATAGATGAAGCAGAAGAAGAAGGAAAACACATGATAGTATTAAAATCAAGACGTAAAGGTTATTCTTTTAAATGTGGTTCTATGCTCTGCCGTAATTACTATTTAATACCAGGCTCAAAGTCTTATGCAGTAGCTGCCGAAAAAGAATATTTATTAAAAGATGGTATTCTTACTAAAGCTTGGGAGTTCATGGACTTTATAGATGAACATACAGCATGGGCAAAAAAACGTCAGGGAGCCAATACACAAATGCATCGTAGAGCTTCAATAAAAGTAAGAGATAATCTAGGTAATGAAAAAGAAGTTGGTTATAAATCCGAAATTATGGGTATAACCATGAAAAATGATCCTGGTAAAGTGCGTGGTAAAGCAGGTAAATTAATATTATTTGAGGAAGCTGGTAAAAATCCGCATTTGATTGAAGCTTGGCAAATGGCTAGACCGTCTGTAGAACAAGATGGTATAGCTTATGGGCTCATGATTGCATTTGGTACTGGTGGTGAAGAAGGTGCTAACTTTGAAGGACTAAAGAAAATGTTTTATAGACCTGAAGCATACGGTTGTTTACCATTTGATAATATATGGGATGATGGTGCAGATGGTACTAAATGCGGTTTTTTTGTCCCACAATATACGAATCAAGACGTAACAGATGATCATGGTAATCGTCTATACATGGATAAAGATGGTAATACACTTAAACATAAAGCATTAGATTATATATTGAGTTTAAGAGCACCTGTTATAGAGAATGCCATAGATAGTAGAGACGTAGATAGATATATTGCTGAACAATGTTTAACACCCGCAGAAGCATGTTTAGAGATAACAGGAAATATATTCCCTAAAAAAGAACTACAGGATCACTTATCACGAATAAGAACAAATAAAAAACTACAGAGTCATAAACAAGTTGGTGATTTGACTTGGGATGGTAAAGGCGGTTTAATATGGACACAAAAGAAATACGGTGATATTACTAATTTTCCATTAAATAAGGAAGATGATCCTACTGGTTCTATAGTTATTTGGGAACACCCTGTAAAAGATCCACCAATAGGTTTGTATATAGCCGGGTGCGATCCTTACGATCACGACAAATCTGGTACAAATTCTTTGGGTTCTACTATAATATACAAACGTTTTCAGAATTTTGAAGAATATTACGAATTACCTGTAGCAGAATATACAGGGCGACCAGAAACTGCTGAGGATTATTATGAAAACGTTAGGAAATTATTAGTATATTATAATGCCAGGTTATTATATGAAAATGAACGTAAAGGTATTTATCCTTATTTTACTAACAAACACTGTGATTATTTACTAGCAGATCAACCGGATATATTAGATGATATAGTAAAAAATTCTAATGTAAGGAGACGTAAGGGTATTCACATGAGTGTCCAAATAAAAGACTACGGTGAAGGTCTTATAAAAGAGTGGTTAAATGAAGAATATGCGCCTGGTGTAAAAAATTTAACTAAGATTTTGTCAGAACCGCTATTAGAAGAGCTAATAGCTTATAATGATAAAGGTAACTTCGATAGGGTTATGGCGTTTATGATATTGATGTTGTATAGGTTACAATTACATAATTTACACGTCAAGGAAAAGAAAGAAGTTGAACGTGAAACTAGAATATTTGATAAACCACTATTTACTAAAAATTGGTTTGAAGATTCAGATAATACGGACAACAATAACAATATAAAAACTTATATATTTAGCTAAATATGAGATATAATGATACGGTTTTTCCTATACAAAAATTACCAGCGTCTAAGAAAAATAAAGAATGGAAAGAAGCTTGTGTTGATTATATAATAGGTTCAGGTGAAACTGCATCTAATGGCATGACCATATCAAGATTTGAGGAAATGCAAACATATTATGATTTGTATAATAGTATATACAATGAAAAAGATTTACGATATGTTACAAATCCGTTTAAAGTTGATGATGGTTTTCCTGCTACACCACAAGATTTTAACATTATTAGACCTAAAGTAAATTTATTATTAGGTGAAGAAACTAAACGACCATTTAATATAAAGGTGGCTAGAACAAGTCAAATAGCTGCTTCAGATATGCAAGATAAAATGAAGCAAATGTTACTCGATTATGTTATGGCAACGATTATGAGGCGATTATCACCAGAAGATCAAGCTAGGTATCAACAAGCTTTAGATAGTGGTGAAATTATGCCACCAGAACAAATACATGAGTATCTTACTAGAGATTATAAAGATATTGCCGAAAATGCTGCTTACCATACATTAAAATATCTACGTAATAGTTTAAATCTAGATCATGTGTTTATGAAAGGCTGGGAGGATGCTTTAATTGCGGGTGAAGAAATATACTATATTGGTATACAGAACGGTGAACCTTATGTAGAGAGAGTAAATCCTCTTTACTTTTCATATGATATGTCTCCAGATCTAGAATTCATAGAAGATGCCGATTGGTGCTGTTATAGAATGCGTTTATCATATAACGACATATATGATAAATTTTATGATAAACTAGATGAAAAACAGCTTAATGAATTATTAGCTAAAGTAGATAATTGGTATGCGGATTACGGTATTGATAAAAATATGGTCGATGATTTTGTGCATATCAAAACGAATATAGTTGATAATCCATCTAAAGATTGGGATTCAGATTTCTCAATAAATGTATGGCATGCATGTTGGAAATCATTAAAGAAAATAGGCTTTGTTACTTTACTTAACGATGAAGGATTGCCAGAGGAATTTATAGTTGATGAAAATTATAAAGTTACTGGTGAAGAAATAAATGTAACATGGGATTGGATAATTGAAGTATGGGAAGGATATAGAGCAGGAGATGATTTATATTTCGGTATTCAACCTATTGAGTATCAACACATATCTGCTGATAATCTAAATTCACAAAAATTACCTTATACTGGTGTAGTATATAGTAATAATAACTCTGTACCAAAATCACTAGTAAGTATAATGAAACCTTTACAGTATATGTATATTATAATATGGTATAGGTTGGAATTAGCTTTAGCTAGGGATAAAGGTAAAGTAGTTAATATGGATGTTACTCAAATACCTAAATCAATGGGTATGGGAGTTGAAAAATGGATGCATTATTTATCTTCACTCGGTGTTAATTTTATTAACCCATATGAAGAAGGTTGGGATATACCAGGTAGAGAAGGTGGAAAACCTGCTACTTTTAATCAAATAACCGCATTAGATTTAACCATGTCTACAGTTATAGGTCAATACATAGATCTGATGGCTAAGATTGAAGATATGTGTAATGAAATATCTGGTGTATCAAAACAAAGGCAAGGTGCAATAAGCTCTAATGAGTTAGTTGGTAATGTACAAACTAGTGTTGTTCAATCTGCTAATATTACAGAACCGTTATTCTGGTTACATAATCAATGTAAGAAAAGAGTAATGACTATGCTATTAAATACTGCTAAAGCAGCATGGAAAGACTCAAATAAGACTAAATTAAACTATATATTTGATGACGTAACCAGGGCTTTTATAACTCTTACTGATGATTTCTTTTATGAAGATATGGATATATTTATCACAGATTCAACGAAGGAAGCACAGAATATAGAGCAATTGAAATCACTTACTCAACCAGCTATGCAGAATGGCGCAACATTACTTGATATTGCAGAAATATTAACTTCAGATAATATGACTGTAATAAAGAACAAATTAAGTGATATAGAAGCTAAGCGAATTGAAATACAAGAACAAGCAGCTCAGGCAGAGCAACAAAGGCAAATAGAATTAATTCAGCAACAAGCTGAAGCTAAGCAACAAGAATATGATTTAAAACAACAAGAGCTTAACTTGCAGAAATATAAAATTGATGAAGATAATTCTACTAAAATTGCTGTTGCAGAAATAAGTGCATTCGGTTATGCCGATAATGCTAATAATGATACTAGTAATGAAATAGCATTAGCAGCAGATCAAGCTCAAAAAGATAAAGAATTATCCGCTAGTATAATGGATAAGCAAATGCAATATGCACAAAAACAAAGTGAAATTGCTAACAAACAAGCTACAGAAAAATACAAAGTTGATAAACAAAAAGAAATTGAACAAGAGAAACTCAGATTAGAGAGAGAAAAACTGAAAGCAGCTAAAGAATTGCAAAAGCAAAAAGATAATGCTGCTATGCAGAGAGAAAAGTTAAAAGCTAGTACAGCATTGAAAAATCCTGTTACTGGTGAAAATAAACCTAATAAAAAGTAAAATTATGGCATGTGGTGGTAAAAAAGGTGGCAAAAAAGGCACCGGTAAAAGAGGAAAATAATATGGTAACGAATTATGATAATCCGTTTTTACCAGATCTTAGTATGTTACCCTCTTATAAAAAAGGGGGTATACATATTAAAAAAGCGAATCGTGGTAAATTCAGAGCTGCTGCAAAAAGAGCTGGTATGAGTGTTCAAGCTTATGCTAATAAAGTATTAAAGAAGGGTAGTAAAGCCAGTAAACAACTGAAGAAGAGAGCTCAATTTGCTAAGAACGCAGCTAAATGGCATCATTGATTATGTGGAGAGATTTAACTACAAAACAAAGATATGAGTTATATCAACAGTATAGAAAATCTAATCCTAATATGAAATATTCAGATATGGAGAAAGATTTTAATGATTGGTATAACAATTTAACTAGTAATAATGAAGGAGATATTAAGACAGATGGTTATGTAATTCCATATATAAATGGTAAATATGATGTAGAATTAGCGTATAAAGAAAGTGAACCTACTGTAATACTACCAGAAGTAACTGTTACTGCTAAAAAACCTGAGAAACCAACTATAGATGATGCATCCTTGTTAAAAGCTATATTGTGGGATTCTACTGTATCTCCATTCTATAGTATAGTATCTCCTGCTGCACATATCGCTAATATTATACATGATGATCATGATGATTTCTATGATTATTTCAAAGATATTGTAGAACATAATAATAATTTATTAGGTAATGATTATGCTGAAAAACACCCTTTTGTTAATTTAGGAGCTGAATTATTAGTTGATGGTGTAATAGGTAGTGGTGCAAAAACTATAGCCACTAAAGCATACGATAAGTTAAGTCCTATTATAACTAGTGTAAGTGACCCTTATACGACATTGGGTGGAGTTTTTGGTTATTATGGTAATCCTATAGACAGATTTGTTGGTACTGTTCGTAGGACAAATAATTTAAATGATAAAGCTAGATTACCAGAACTTTTACGAAAAGTAAAGCCATCATCTGAGAACCATACTATGTATATCGATGAAAACGGTTTACTACAGCCAACTCCTGTAAATTCTAGATTTGAATATGTAAAACCTATAACTAAAGAAAATGCTGGAAAATTACCTATTACTAATTTTACTTATATAGATCCTGTAAGGAGCCATGCTGAATGGACTAATACCGGTGTTTCAGATTTATATGTTTTTGATACCAAATCTTTATTAAAAGGACATAGTCTAGTTTCAATAGAACCTAGCGATGCTTTCTTTGCTGGTGATATGTTAAAAGTAAAACCAAATAAAGCTACATTAATAAGTGGAAATACAGAGACTTTAACAAAGTTTAGGAAAGCAGGAGGTAATACATATAGTACTGAAGAACTTAGAAAATTGTATAATGAAGCTATTAATGAAGGATTAAATAAATCAAGTTTATGGGATGATTATGAAAATGCTCTTCACAATACTTATCGAAAGCGCTCTGGTAATTGGAAAATGAAAGATGTAGAATTATTAGAAGATGTTACTGGATTAGGTAGAGAATCTAGTAAAACGTTCTCTAGATCTGAGTATGAAGCTTTAATGCAAAAAGGAAGATCACTAGATAATAAGCCTAAACAATCTATTATAGATATATATTCTAATTCTGAAAAAAGAAGTAGATTAGAAGATACTAAACTTAATTTTGGTGAAGTAATGTACGATCCCATGTCGTCTATAGAAGATATGATGCGACAAAAGTGGGGTATAGATCTAAAAAATAACAAGTCTAATTAAATATTAATTATGGAAGATAAAAATAAACCGTTTGGAGGATTTGATGCAATATTCACTGCATTTAATACTAATGACGAGGAAAATGAAATAGCAAATCTCGATGTTTCACCTAATGATAAAAAACCATTTGAAGAAAACGAAGAGGAAGAAGAAATAGACGATGATACAAAAGATAACAAAGATGATGATGAAGAAACAGATGATAACAAAGATGATAAAGATGATGACGAAGAAGAAGCAGACGATGATGAAAATAATGAGGAAGGTAATGAAGGTGAAGACGACAATAAAGATGAGGATTTAGCATCTGAACAAGTAACAGCTTTCTTTGATGCTATATCTGAGAATTTAGGTTGGGAATTTGATGAAGATGAAGAGAAACCTAAAACAGTAGAAGAACTTATAGACTATATAACGGACGTTATTGAAGAAAATTCTACACCAGAATTTGCTAGTGATGATGTGAAAGCTATAAATGAATATGTAGCAAATGGTGGAGATATTGAAAAATATTTTTCAGTAGTAAATACTGAGATAGATTACGATGATATAGATTTGGATGATGTTTCAGTTCAAAAATCAGTACTTAAAGAATTTCTTAAAGAAAAAGGTCATTCAGATAAGATGATTCAAAAGAAATTAGATAAGTATGAAGAAGCTGGTATACTACAGGATGAAGCTGAAGATGCAGCTGAAGAAATGAAAATTATCAAAGAAGAAAAGAAGAAAGCGCTATTAGAAACACAAAAAAAGAATCATGAGGCTTATATAAAGCAACAACAAAATTTTTACAATAGCGTTGTCAAAGAAATAGAGGATTTAAAAGATATACGCGGTATTAAAATACCGAAAGAAGATAAAAAACAATTATTGAATTATATCTTCAAACTAGATAGTGATGGTAGATCACAATATCAAAAAGATTATGCTAAAACTAATCGTAATCTTATTGAATCTGCATATTTCACTATGAAAGGAGATAAACTATTAAGTGCTGCAAAGCAATCCGGTGAATCTTCTGCAATAAAAAAATTCAAATCAACATTGTCCTCAACAAAGAGGGTAAGTTCAAAACAAAAAATTAATAATAAGACGGCTACACCGATATGGGAAATTGCATCAAGACAACTACGCAGACCGTCTAAATGAAATAATAATTACTAGTATTATATATGGAAAATAATATTTTAAATAGTTTACAGTTGTATAAAGGCAAATGGTTTTCTGATCTTGTTGATGAAAACATGCTGACTAATGCATTGTTAACTAAACCTCATGAAGTAGCCGGTGTTATTTCTTTGGTATTCGGTACTAAAGATGATGGCTATCGTACTTCATTAGATTTTCTTACTGGTGGACTTGGAAAGACGATGGTTATAGACCAACGTCAATACGAGTGGTCAGTAATGATCGATACAGATAGAGCTGTTACTATTCGTAGAGCTATTTGGAATGGTACGGAAATTACTTCATCTAACGCTGATACTGTAACAGCAGGTATTGGTAATAGTCCTATCGTATTGCATCTTGAAGATAAATGGTTCGGTCCTGGTGCAATACTTGAATTCGATGATAAAGAATTCCAAGTTCGTGTATCTGGAGCACCTTATCAAGATGGTACTGAATGGGTATACACTTGCTATTTGGCAGATGGTCAAGCTAGTTCTTATGTTCCTGGTGAACTTTTATTGCCTGGAAAACAAGTATCTCGTTTGGCATCAGCATATGAAGAATACTCTGATGAAGCAGACATCATAAACTATAACACTCAGTTTAAGATGCGTAATCATCTTACTACTGTTCGTTTGTCTTATGATATTACTGGTTCAGCTTATAGTACAGTATTAGCCGTTGCATTAAAGGATCCTGCTACTGGTAAAACTTCTTATTTGTGGGCAGATTACCAACAATGGAAAGCTCTACGTGAATGGAAGAAACGTGAAGAAAGATTCTTGATTTATTCTAAATATAATGCAAATCCTGATGGTACAACAGATTTGATGGGTACTAATGGCAGACCTGTTTATATTGGGAGCGGTCTGTTGCAACAGATTTCACCTGCAAATAAACGGTATTATACTGATCTTACTCCTGAATTACTTGAAGATTTCTTATTCGATTTGTCATACAATATTCTTGGTTCTGGCGAACGTAAATTCGTTGCTTTGACCGGTGAAATGGGTATGAGAGAATTCGATAGAATATTGAAAGAACGTGCTTCAGGATTTAACTTGGTTGATACTAAATTTATTACTGGATCAGGACAAGAATTAACATTAGGTGGCCAGTTTACTACTTATAAGATGACTAATGGTATTGAAATGACTTTACGTTATTTCCCATTATACGATGATACTACTTATAATCGTAAATTACATCCGCTTACTGGTAAACCTCTTGAATCTTATAGATTTACGTTCATAGATTTCGGTACACGCGATGGTGAAGCTAACGTAGTAAAAGTGGCTCGTAGAAATCGTGAATTTGTTATGTGGAATACTTCTGGTTCTGTAGCTCCGGGTGCAGGATATGGTAATTCTACTAGCACTGTACGTTCTAACGCAAAAGACGGTTACGCTGTACACTTCCTTGGTGAAGTTGGTATTATGGTTCGTGATCCTCGTGCTTGCGGTGAGCTTATCTGTGACGCAGAGTAAAACAAAGAAATAATATAGTAGAGTCTGGGATTATTCCCAGGCTTTAACTATTTATAATTAATTCTATTATATTAATAATATGGAAGTAATATTACGCCACAAAAATGTTGATTATTGGGCAGGTATAACAAAATACAAAGATTGCTACGATTACATTGGTTCATATTTTACTAGAGCTGGTAATAAATACACAGGTCTAACTGATGACGAAGCAAAAAGATTAGAAAAAGCATTAGGGTTTGATGAAGGTACTTTGATGCCAAGCAGTCCTTATTGGAAGACATTTTCAGTTAAATTAGGTGCTAAAGAAAAAATACTTCACACAGAGAATCCTTGGGATGAATTACAGTATTTATTCTTGAAAAGTCACAAACGTGTTGCAAACGGTTTAGCTGAAGTAAGACCAAATAAAGATTATGTACTAATAAATAAAGAGTCTGAAGCACAAGAATCTAATAGACTTAATAAACTTAAACGTAATGCTATTAAGGAATTCGATAAAATGTCCCTTGAAGATATGCGTAAGTGTTTACGTCTATATGGTTACAAATCAGATACTATGTCAGCAGAACTTGTTGAAAGTAAGCTTTATTCATTAGTAGAAGATAATCCAAACAAATTCTTTACAAAGTGGGTTAATAATAAATCTAGAAGTACAGAAGTTATTATTGAATCTGCATTGGCTAAGAATATTTTAAGAAAATCTAAGAATGTTTACTATTATGGTACTGATATAATAGGTAGTTCATTAGCAGATACTATAGCATACTTAGATGATCCTAAAAATCAAGATTTAAAACTTACTATTACTCAAGAATTAGAATCTAAATAATGACACTAGAAGATATGCATACCGCTTTTGACGTAGAACTAGACAAATTAAATGGTACTAGTTATCCGTCATTCTTGCCTGAAGAGAAGGATTTCTGGTTAAATAAAGCATATTTAATGCTAATAAATCAGAAGTTTACAGGTAGTAATGTACTTGGTGAAGGTTTTGAAGGCGGTGTGAAGCGTATCGCTGATTTACAAAATCTACTTCGTACTGCACGATTAACAGATACATCTAAAAATACTACTAATAATTTAATAAATTATGAAATAACATTATCAGATAAAATGCTGTATTTCATATCTGCTATATTCGTACAAATGAAAGATGATAATCAAACAGTCGATACTATTATACCCATACGTCTAGTTACGCACGATGTGCTACAGAATTTTATGGCAACACCGCATAATTTACCGTATATACCTTATCCGGTAGGTGTTATTGACCAAGACCAATTTATAATTGCAGTAGATCGATTTGAGTATTCAAAAGAAAAAACTGATAAATGTCAAGTAGAAATTAATTATATTAAGTATCCTAAGACATTTGACAGTAGTAAAACTAATGGTAATTCTACTATAACGGGATTACAAGATTCTCCTGAAATAGCAGAACATACTCATAATGAAATAGTAGCATTAGCAGTTTATTTAGCTATAGAAAATATTGAGTCACCTAGAGTACAAACTAATGTTCAACCCTTAAATATGCAAGAATAATGACAGCAAGGGAAATGCAAATAGAATTTGAAAGATTGGTTCAATTGGCTAATCCTTCGTTAATATTACAAGGCAAATTAGACTCTGACACTATATTTTCTGTACTTAATATGGCACAGATACGTTATGTATTGTTGTCCTTTACTCAAGGTGATCAGCTAACAAATGCTACTCAAAATATTAAACGAAACTTAGATTCTTTTAAAGGTCTTATAGTAAATGTATTACTAAGTAATATAGATGATGAACCTGTTGATTTAACGCCAACTCAACGTAGGTACAGTTTACCTAGTGATTATTTATTATATGTTCATTCTGAATCTATTGTAACAGGAACAGTCAATTCCTATATAGAATCAAATAGACTAATAAATCAATTAATATCACACAATCAATTAGAAGAAGCTACTACTACCGCTTACAATACGCCAATATTGTACACACCAGCAGTGATATTAGAAGGTAATACTAGCGATAAAACCCCATCTCTTACTGTTTATTATGATGTGTATACAAAATTACAAGATGTTGATTTAACATATATACGTATACCTAAAGAAATAAATACTATAGTAAAAGATAATTCTAAACAAGGTGATTGTGAATTAAGTGAAGATACCCATATGGATATAGTCAGATTGGCTGTAGATATTTTCACTTCAGAAAAATACAAGTTAATGCAACGTAAACCTGCTACTAAAAATACTAACGAACAATGAGAAGATTAGATTTTCAAATAGGTTTTTTAAATGAGATAAACCGTAGTAAGTTAATTTCTAATAAACCTACAACATTCGAAATTGAGTATTGGATTAATGCAGGTATTAGGAAATTTATTAAAACTAGGTATTCAGGTTTAAATATAAAACAAGAAGCTTTTGAAGAAAGTGAAAAACGTATTGAAGACTTAAGAAACCTAGTAAAAGAAAAAGTAATATCTATTACTGAAGAAAATATAAAAGACGCTGATACATCGTATCAAACGATAGTATTGGATAATATATTTAATAGTGATTCAGCTATATGGTTTGTTGTAAACGAAACAGTAGATATTACTAGTAATTCTAAATGTTGGCCTACAGTGAAGAAAGGAACTGGTGAAGTACCTGCTATTAAAACTGTAGACGTGGTTCAATGTACTAATGATAATATAAACAGTAGACTTAATAATAGTTTATCTGAATATCATTTTCATAATAACTACGCTAGACCACTTAGATTATTTCAAGGTGAAGGTGTATACTTGTATACAGATGGTAATTATATACTAAAGAATTACTCTATACGATATATTAAAGAACCAGAACCTATAAATATAACAGCAATGCCTATGGTAGAATATACAGATTTAGCTGCTCATACACATGATGAAATAATTCGTTTAGCTGCTAAAATGTATATTGAAAATCAAGCAGAACCAAGGTATAGAACTTATTCAAACGAAGTTAATGAAGGTGAATAAGGTTATTTTTTTTCAGTTTAGTTTAACGTGGAAATGACAGTTATATAACTGTGCAAAGTAGAGCGACTAAAATTAAGTTAAACTGAGCTCAATGTTTAACTCAAAAAAAATTAAATAAATAATATGCTTAAACACGTAAATACTGTTTTGGTAGGTAAAGCACAGACTGTTACTAATGTAGCTTCTACTCTTGCTGCAAATAACCCAGGACAGATAATTATGATTAATGCAGAGACTGGTAAATACATAGCTTCAAAAGCTGATGCAGCCGCTGCTACACATATCAAACTTGGTTTGGTTATGAATGCTGCTAACAATGACGTTAAATATTCTAATGTTATTGGCAGAGACGAAATCAAACATGTGTCTACTATTGCAGATAGTGCTGCAACTGCACCTGTTGAAAATGTATGGGATATTACTTTCAATAGTGTAGTAGAAGGTAACAGATATGTTATTCGGATTGTTTATGAAGATATGTATGAAGAACCAGGACAGTTTACTCATACCTATGATTATATAGCTAAGAACGGAGATACTGCTAGTACACTTGCTAGTAAATTCGAAGCTCTTATTGGAAAACATACTGGTGCTAGATGTACCGCTGTTGCTTCAGCTGCTAAATTAACTCTTACTGCTAAAGTTAAAGATGATAATGAAGGTAAAAACTCCATTAATCAGTATTCTCAAGTAGTAATGCGTCCTTTCGTTTATATGAACGATTATCAAGCAACTGGTTTTGCTAAAGGACAGAAAGTAGAGGCTGATGTTACTATTGCAGAAACTACTCCTGCTAATCCTGGTACTGGTAATGCTAAAATAGTTCGTGATAGAGAAAAAGAAGCTTTGGCTTATAGAGGTATTACAAATCTTACTCATTTCCCGGTTATTATGCCAGAATTGAATGTAGATTTATCTAAAACTTATGCTTCTGTAGTTATCGAAAGCGAACGTAAATATCAATCTCCTGATAATCAATATATGAAAGCTACTCACGTCGCTACTGAAGTATACGTTGAAAAAGGTAGCCTCAATGCTTCAGGTATATACGGATTGATTAAGGCATTCGTTAGCGGTTCAGCAGCCTAATAACGATTCAAATTTATAATCAGGGGCTTTGGTAACTTAGCCCCTTTATTTTTTTAACTATGCATGTAGATATTTTACAAACATACGTAGATAGTGACAATATTGCAATATCTTATAGAAAAGATAATGAAGATACAGTTAGTGTTACTATGTATATAGATAGCTACTGTAACGTAGCTAATTTAAATAGTACTACTGCTAGTGATCATGAGTTTGTTAAATCTGTAGAATTAACAGATGCTGAGGGATATATCTATGTTGAAGTAACTGAAACTAACTTTACAAGTTTTGACGATTTGTATGCTATATCAATCGTAACAGACGAAGTAAAACCCACTGTAGCATTAGCGTTAAATAAAAAACATTTGTATGAAATCAAATTGCATAATATAAAACAATTTGATGATATATGTCATGATCATGTACTACGTAACAGATTAGCAGTATTTAATTTTAGAGAAAATCTATTGGATAATGCTTATGAATTAAACGAGATAATGGATGCTATGATCTATTATAACGATTTAATGAAAATGTCTGATTTTCATGATATAGATACAGTTATAGAGCCTATAAGCAAGACTAGTATAACTAACATCAAATCAAATATTAAAACTAATATTACATGCTATAACGGTAATTGTTCATTACTATGAATGAAGAATACTCATATATAAACAATTTAGGTTATCGATTAAATAATAACTTACGATTGAATTTAAATTATTCTCACATCGATCTAAATAACATTATATTTATGAAAATGTTATTAGATATGATAAAATACGGTAATGATCATAAATGGTCATTGACTAATATAAAATATTTAGAAGAGTTATATAACGATTTAAAACAGTATTCTCCTATTTCTGGTAAGCGCATAAATTTTTATAACGGAATATTAACTGAGAACGGTAATTACATATTAACCGAGTCTGCTAGTAATTATATAATGTAATATGGAAGGATTAAAAATATCACAATTTCCAGCTACTAATACGTTAGGTGATAATGATATTATACCAGTAGTACAAGCTAGCAACAATAAGAAGATTATTATAAAAGACTTAATAAGTAATATAATAAACAAAAGTACTACCGTTTCAGAATTACAGACTGGTATAAAAGAATTAGAACAAATATTATATGCAGTATTAGACGAGTTAGATTATATTGAAAGTAAGTTGAACGCTTAAATATGTTGTCATGGCAAATACCACAACATCAATAAATATAGCAATCAGTGGTATTGCTGCAATACTTATGCCTATCAAATATCCATTGATAGTAGCATTAGTATTTATACTTGTAGATTTATATTATGGTTTACGAGTAGCTAAAAAAGTAAGGAAGAAAATTGATTGGAATTATATGTGGCGAACTACAGTAGATAAATTTATAGATTCGTCATTGATTATAATACTAGGTCATTTAATAGACGTATATGTTCCATACTTAGGTAATAAGATATCATTATGTTCTTTCTTTTCGTGGTTTGTTTGTATTACGCAGTTAATATCAATATTGAGTAATCAAATTACTTTACATCCACAGAGTCCATTAAAATTATTGAAAGTAATAGTAAATAAAAAAATAATGAAACAATATGATATTGACATAGAAAAAGAGATGGAACAAAAGTCAAAAAGCGCTATTAGAAATAAGAAATAAATTATGAAACGTTCAATATTTGTATTAATTTTGGTATCACTATTATTAGTAGGTAACGTTATGCTTTTTAAAGCATGGAAACGTGCTGATAATGAATTAGGCATGGAAAAGAATAATAGAATTGCCTATGAACAAATAGTTAGTGGTATTACTGATGAAAAACGCGTTTTAAGCTTAAAATTAAACGATTTAAAGGCTTCTAACGATAAAATGATACAAACTATTGATTCAACTAAAAAAGTCCTTAAAATCAAAGATAAGGCACTCCAGCAAGCTATATTAAATAAAACAGTTATAAACGATACGATAAGGGATACAGTTATGTTAGGTACTAACTGTAGTTTCAATATCACATTGAAACCTAATCCTGAAACTACTTCTATAATTAAATTAGATAGTATTGGTAATATTACCAATATATTACATATAGAAAACAGTCAAATACTATATGTTTTAGAAGATAAAGTTTATCGTAATGTATATGATGAAAAACGATTCAAAGATTTTTGGAAAAGACTAATAAGGTTTGATTTCAAAAAAGATAGAATCGAAAAATACGAAATAGTTAACAGTAATGATTTAATCAAAACTGAAGAAACTAGAGTAGTAAAGATTCGCAAATAATGTCATACATACTAAATAAATAAGATTCATTTTGGCGAATGAATCTGGCGTTTTATTTAATTAGTTTAATTTAAATTTTATATATTTATGGAATTTGCAAGTAAAGGTGTTGCTGGCACTGCATTGGGACTTGGTATTGCCGGGACTGCTCTTGGTCTTGGTGCAATAGGTGGTTTGTTCGGTACAAATAATAAACCTTCTAGTCTTTTCAATACTTCTAATAACTGTGGTTGTGTTAATCCTTGGTTAGCAAACGCAGCTTTGGAATGGATATTGGAACGGAGGTTATAATGCTGCTGAATTATCCATCTCCCAGAAAGAATGTGAAAATAATTTAGCTTTAACCAGAGCTCTTTATGAAAATCAATTGAAAGATCAGAATCAACGTTTCGAAGACAGACAAGTAATAGACCGCGAAATGTTTGGTTTGTATAAGAGTCAAATTGATGCAGACTTTAATCTGTATAAATCAACTCGTGATTCTTTCGATGCTCTCTCTAAAGAACTTAACGATTTGAAAGCACATGTAGCTGTTAATGAGGCTATACGTCCTTATCAAGATAAATTAATTCAGTGCGAAATTAATGATAGCAAAAAAAAGATGCTAAATTTATGGGTACTGAAATTGTTAATTATATAGATAAATTGAATTGTCGTAATATAAAGGGTGTTTTGTGTTTACCAAATACTCCTACTATTACTGGTTATCAATCAAATAATCCTTGTTGCTGCAACGTAGCTACTACTACGACTACACCTACTGAAGCAGCAGCTTAATTAACAAATTAATTTAAAAGTTAAAGCAGATTATGAATAATTTTATCTTTACTCCCCAAAACGATCCATTATTGAATCCTGAGGTGATAGACAGGCAGTTAGAACAATTAAAGTTACTCAAACAAAAAGTGACCCCAAATACAATGACTAATTTGCCAAAACCACCACAAGATCTTTGGGCTGAAATTGAAAACGAATTAAGTACTTTAACTGAAGAACAGAAACAAGACTTAATGCGTGATGAGCAATTTATCGAGAGACAAAATGCTATTCAAGTACTTTATCAAAACGTTTTAACTACTTTAGTAAAGCCTTATTTATTATCTGATGAAGATGGTATTAAAGCTTTACAGGAACAACTCGAAACTGTTAAGACACTTAAACGTAAAATAGTTAAAGAGTCTACAAGAAAAAAACGAGTTAGTTAATGAGTATATGGAGAATTATTCTGATAAGACATGGAATGAATTCTTAGAAATTAAGAAAAATCAATCTACATCTAATCAACAATAATCTGCTTTACTTTTAATATTAGTACTTACTAATAGGTACTAATGGATAATAAAGTTTTAAAACGTGTAACTATGATTACTGATAAAGAAGTATTGATACAAGCTATAGAGAATTGGGCTAACACAGCTATAAAACAATTAGTATCTACAAGTCCTATACTTAAAGCATTTTCGTTTTTATCTCCGTTGGTAAAAATGCCTATTAGGAAGTACTCAAAGTATTTAGATATGTTTACGGATGATAATGGTAGAATAGATACAGATACTATATTTTCTTTATTTCTTGAAGAAATAGACAAGAAAGGTGGTATCAAAGTTGGTTCTATTATAATAAATCGTAATGATATCGAATACATAAAAGATGAATACTCAAAATTAAAGCAACAAAATGTTTAAAGCAATGATGGACGAAAGATATAGAATGGCAGAAAGTTACTCTGGTGCAGACAGATTCGGTAACTACAGAGGTTATTATACTTTTGAAGAAAAAGACCTCATGAAAAAGAAGCTGCATGAAATGAAAAATCGTGATCGTCGAGCTTATGATGAACTAATGTATGAATTCGAAGGTACAAATAAGCATTCTCGTGGATATAGTGAGCATTTTACTCGTGAAGAGGCGGAAATGGCTGTACATAGAATGGAGAATGTTGATGGTACAAGAGGAGAACATTGGTCATTTGAACAAGCAGAGAAATTTATTAATGCTTACAAATTAGACATACCATATATTGAATATGCAGATTTTTATTATTTAATTAATATGTTTTACTCTGATTATAAGCGTGTATTTGAAAAATTAGGAATAAATAACACTGAGGCTTATATTAAATTTGCTGATGCTGCTATAAATGATCCAGATGCCCCAGAAGGAGCAATATACACTAAATACAAATCGACACACTAACGAATATTTATGGGGATTGAGTCTATGATTCAGTCCCCTTTCTTTTATAAATAGTAAAATATTAAATCATGCTAAAAGAAATTAATGAATTAATCACTATTACCGATGGTACTATGGATAAACAACCTATTATACTTACAGAAGGAAATCCTTTTAGTATACAGGTATTTTATACAGGTAACCCAACATTGAATTTATTACATTCATTGCAGGAGGAAGGTCCGTATGCAATAGTACAAGATAGTGAAGTAGTTTTAACAGATGCAGATGACAGTACCATATTCAATGTATTTGGTATGGGGAAAGGTTCTTTTATTAAAGTAAACGCTAGTACCGGGTCTGGCACAATAACAAAAATATTATATAGGTCATAATGGAATTAAGTAGGTTTTTAAGACCCAGTATACTTAAATTTGATGATTGGTTTATAAATGTAAGTATAGGCGGTACAGGTGGTGAGGATTCTAATATACAAAAAGATGTATATTTTTCTGGTAAAAATGCTTACTTATACGCTAGTACTGGGTCTGGAGTTACCGAATTGCATATATTTGGTAATTCAGTACAAGATGGTACTCCTAGTATAGAAAATCCTGTACCAATAATTTCGGTGGGTGAAAATTACCTACAATTATATTCATTAGATATAAATGATCCTAGTAAAAGTGGACAAATAATTGATTTTGGTAATATCAAATTACGTTCATTACCAAATGGTGTATGCGATGAAATAGTATATAAGAACGGTCAATGGACACATATACAAAGAATAGCTAGTATAGTAATAGATAAAAACACGACTATACAAGATCAACTAGCAGCTAGTAATCGTGTTACGATACAAATTAATTATACTCTAATTACTAAGCCTTCACCAAATAATACAAATATATGTTCTAAAATATCTAATTCGGCAAGTAGTGTACCGCGTTTCCATAATTATCCGAATACTATTTACGTAGTATGGGATTCTAATAAACCAGCTACTTTCGAGGAGGCTAAATCACTTGTAATGGATGCAGAATTCTTATGTGAACTAGCTGAACCTGTTGAAACTATTTTAGACTTGCCTGGACTACAAACATTAAATGACACTACTTATTTATTGACTAATGATCAACAAGTCAAACCATATTTACAAGGATATTATGATGTAGATACTACTATATCTGGTAAGAAAATAGAGTATATACAAGACGGTATGTTAAGTTGGTGGCAATCATTTGGTTTGACTAATGCGGATAAACCTACTGTGATACCTGATAAATTGGGTAATTCTGATTTAACGATTAAAAACATAGGTTATACAAATGAATCTGGTTTTAATCCTACATATTTACAATTTGATGGTATTGATGATTATGCAATGGCTGGTCCTTATACGGAACCTATAATATCTGCACATGCTACGGTATCTAATTTAATTGTTAACAACATTAATATTAGTTCTCATTGGGTTAGTATTTTTGATTCAAAAGAAAAAACAGGTATATCCATATCTAATAATAAAGCATATCATCCCGGTTCATTAATGGAAGCAGATTGCAAATATTATAAAGATGGAGAATTAACTACTGATTTTACAAATATAATAAACAATGATAATATTGTTACATTAGGGTTACAATACAGTGGTTCTGACGCAATTTTCAATTATCTCAATATATCTAACTTTTTAAATAATTCGAGTTATTACAAAGGTCCGGAAAGATTCTATGAAGCTATTGCATATAATAGAATACTAACGGATGAAGAAGTTCAAAATAATTTCTTGGTATCACAGATTAGGAATGGTATTAATATTCCTAATGATATAGATCCAATAGATATTATAAGTACTCCTACATATGGTTCTGGTAAAGCGTTTCCTGTTTATAATACTTATATAGATAGAAATAACAATAATGTAGAAAGCTTAATTATATGCGGTTATACAGAACAAGATGGTACGCCAACACCAGAAAATCCCATTGAACTTAAATCTGTAGGAGACCAAAGTTTAGTACTTTGTATATATAATGAAGATAAGAGTAAAGTACAATATATAGATTTTGGTTATATTACACTTAGATCATTACCTGATGGAATATCAGATACAATAGAGTGGGACGGGACACAATGGAAATATATACAGAGAATAGAACATATATATATAGATGGAAATATTAATATTACTAAAATAGTAAGTAATACAAATTTAAATATTTCCTATGCCAATATACCTGTTAGTATTGTAAACGGTCAAAATGTGAAACCTTACTCATCGATGTACTGTAATAGAAAATTATATCGAAAAAATGGTTATAACATTGCCGATAGTATATTTACCGTCGATGCCAATACGTATTTTTATATAACCTATCTAAATGATACAGGTGAGCCATATACTTCAGACGATATAAAAGCAATAAATGATGAATATCCACTGGATATTTATTATGCGATAAATGAACCTATTGAAACTATTCTTGAGGATTTACCCGCCCCGCAAACATACGATCAAGTTACTTATTTTAGTACACCTAATACTAAAATAAGACCTTACATAATGGCTACTGTAAAAGCTATTAAACCATTAGAATATCAAGGTGATATTAGTGCATGGTGGTACTTTGGGGGTAACAAATCGAATGAGACAGATCGGCAAATAATCGATATATCAGGAAATCGTAATAATCTTACACCTCTTAATTTCGCTTGGAATAGGGAAAGCGGATGGAATCAGGGAGGAATATTTGGAGACGGAATCGATGATACTTTAGCTTTCAGTAGAGAAATAGTCGTAAAAAATATTATATTGACAACATCTGAATTTAAGTTTATACCTACAGAAGAAAATAGTTATATATTAGGCACTAAAATAGGTGGAAGAACAAGCGGATTAATTTTAAACGCCAAAAACTATATATTAAACGCAGATGGTAATTTGATATCTGTGCCTAATAATGTACCCTCTGTGCCATTAAATTATTTCCTATTAAACAATGTAACTAATAATAAAAGTGATGGCTTAACTTTATTCAGTTATTTTTTAGCTTCTAAACGATTTTCTAAAGGGATGATTCACGAATGTTTATTATTTTCATCTGAATTGACCGACGAAGAATTTACTAATAACATTCAATTATCTAAGCAGCGTAACGGCATTGAAGATCACGTTAACTTTACTGCTATAGCTAGAGGTAAGAAATTTCCTATATATTATACAATAGAAGGTGATACCATTAAAGAATTACACATATACGGTGAGTCAATGCAAGAGGGAACACCTACACATGATACTCCACAAGAAATATATTCGTCTGGTGACGAAGGATTAAAATTATGTATAACAGATAGTGAAACTGGTAATGCATTACAAGTAATAGACTTTGGTAATATTGTATTGAGAAGTTTACCAAGTGGTATTAGAGATGAAATAGTATATAAAGATGGTACTTGGACATATATACAAAGAGTTAGTGCTATTGTTTTTTCTGAGTTTTCTAATACAGAAATTGCGGTAAGATACGAAAATACAGAAACTAAAGAAATAATACGGGTATCAATTGTTAATTCAGCTATTAGTCACTATTGTAAGAACGGTACTCTTTGTTATTGCAATAGTGCAAGTCCGGTTCTTTTACTGAACCCTACAGATAACAATACAGTATCGTATACTATTAATACTGGAACATCTACTGGTTGGAGATTTGGTATACAAGGTATCACTGTTGATGATATAGAGGCGTATGTGCAGGATTATAAAGTACAATGTGAAATAGAGACTCCTATAGAAACTACATTAGATTTACCTGGCATAACTACTTATGCTGATATTACTTACATAGGTACTCCAAATGCTAAAGTAAAACCTTATATAGAATGTGTAGCAGAAACTTATAAATCTCTTGAGTTTGTAAAAGATGGTTTAGTAGAATTATATGATTTTGCTCCATCAAAGTGGCAAGATAATAAGATCTATAATGAAATAGATAATTCACAATATATTACTGCCAATAACTTTAATAATACTGTTGAGTCTGGTGCATTTAGTAATTATACTCAGTTCGACGGGATAGATGATTACTTCACAGATAATAACAACATAGATTCTAAATTTATTCAAATATATACTACTGATTTAATAGATAGAACAGGTACAAATCAGTGGTTATATGCTTGTGGTTCAGTAGCTCCTGCTTCAGGTTTATTTATTACTACTGGTAAACGTATTACATTTCGTGGCGGAAGTGTTAGTATTGATACTGAGGGAAAAGGTACTATTATTAATGAAAGTTTATGGAGTACTGGTATACATAGTTTTCAAGGTTTCCTTGAATTAAGCAATAAATTATCATTAATAGGACAAACTATAGAAGGACGTTTTTTTTGCAAATTTAAACTGTATACACTATTAACATACTCGACAGAGTTAGCAGCAGAACAAATTGCAAATAATCTAAATTGTTTCAAACAGTTCAAAGGTATTGACGGTGATATAGATATATCAAATGAATCCCAATTATTAGATTCACAAGGAAATGAATTAACTGATTCACAAGGCTACTATTTAACAGTAGCTTCGTAAAATCAATATATATGGCAACGAAACAGTTAAATTTTTCAGCAGAAGAGATAAACGAATTATTGCAGGAAGTAGCAGACGAGGGGGGGGGCACTACAATTACAGTGGATGACGCTTTAAGTACTGAATCTGAAAACCCTGTGCAAAATAAAGTAATATCTGAAGAAATAGTTCGTTTATCTCAAAAAGTATTTCCTTTAACTTTAAGTGTATCAGGAGGTAGTACTTATGAAAAAGGTACCTCACAATCAGTTACTGTAAGATGGACTGTTAAAGAAGGTGATAGTGTAGTAACACCAGATACAGTGACTGTGAATAATGAATCTGTAACTAATACAGATACTAATAAAGTATTTACCAATGTTACCACAACTACTACATATACAGTAAGAGTAACAAAAGGTGGTCAAGAAAAATCAGGGTCTACTACTGCAACATTTGTAGCTGCAAGTTATTTTGGTGTTGTGGCAACTGATTTTACACCTACAGAAGAAACTATTAAAGCTTTAACTACCAAGACAGTTAAAAATACAAAAGCATATACTGGTACAGCAACTTTAACTAATCAAAAGTTATGTTATGCTTATCCTAAATCATTAGGTGCATTAACCAGTATTAAAGATGCTAATAATTTTGACTATATTGGATCATACAATAGAACAGAGTTGACTGTTAATGGGGAAGCTTACTATATATACTTAATGATTGACCCGACGTCAGTTAGTAATTTTAAACAAATTTATGCTTAAAATATGGCAATACAAATAGGTGATAACATGGGGTATAGAGGTAAGAAACCTAATTTTGAAAGGGATTCATTTGATACCTTAGCTGAAATGAAAGCTTACCCTGAAACAGATATTGATGATGGTCATCTTTCTTATTGCAAAGAAGATGATAATATTTATAAGTTTAATAGTACCAATGAGGTTGATGAAACCACTGGTAAATGGAGGTTATTTGACAAAGGTATAACTTCTGATATGGTAGAAAAGATTATAGTCACTAATCAAGCACCAAGTATACAAGATAATATACTTTATTTTGAGTACACAGAGAGTGCATAATACTAGTGTTATGGGTAGTATAATCTTTCAAGGAAATAATGTAAATAGAATTGTATATAATGGTAAGGAGATTCAAAGAGTTATATACAATGGTACAGTTATTTGGTCAAAAACTGAGGAACCAATATTAACATTAGAGAAGTTCCTTATTAATTTATCAAGCCTAAATAACTATGAAGACACTAACCAAGTATATACAAATACTTCGTTTAGTATAAGTTAAAAAAAATATAAGTCTAACGAAAAAAAAAAAAC